TTGATGAGTAGGAAAACGTTCCAAGTAAAACACAAGCCATATTATACGGTAATGGTATTAGTTTTTATACAATTATTATTGTCAACAATTTTTACAATAAAATCTGTTAAAGAAGAGTATACGTAAGGAACCTCAAATGTGTAAGGTACCGTACTAAATGTACTAACATATATACAGGTTGTTAAAGTTGTATCACAAACCCACACGTTATAAGGTGAAGATCCTGTTAAATTTGTTATTGTTACGTTTGTTGGCATAAATATATTATCTATAATAAATATAGAAAATTGAAAAAACTTGTGAAGTTGATTAACTTAATTATTTGGACTATATTTTAGGTAATGGAAGAAAACGAGGCTTTAGTTGAATTATTAGAAGAAATTTTGGGAGACCACGGGTTGCATTATGACAACAGAGGTCAAATATCCTTCAATTGTCCCGTTTGCGATGAAGGTAGAAATAAACATAATTTGGAAATAAATTACATAAGTAATGTTTATAAGTGTTGGTCTTGTGGTGATATTGAGAATACTCACGGATCTTTGGGTAAGTTATTTGACAAATTTGGTAATAAAAAACAAAAAAAGTTATATTATATTTTAAAACCAGAAACCGTACCCGTAAAAGAAAAAAAATACAAAAAATTAAAGTTACCTGAAAGTTTTACGTTATTTAAAGACTCTCATAAAATTTATCCTGTTAGAAGACAGGCTTATAATTATTTACAAAGTCGTGGAATAACAGATGATATTATTGAAAAATATGGTATTGGTTTTTGTGATAAGGGAAGTCATGTTGGTAGAATAGTTGTTCCATCGTACGATAAAAAAGGAGAATTAAATTATTATGTTGCCCGTAGTTGGGACCCACATACTAAATTTAAATATAAAAACCCAGAAGCTGAGAAAGACAAAATAATCTTTAATGAAAAACTAATAGATTGGAAAAAAGACATTTACTTGGTTGAGGGAGTATTCGATGGATTTTTCTTAGAGAACTCAATACCAATGTTGGGTAAACATATGTCAGAAATGTTATTTGATAAAGTTTATAATAACGCAAAAGGAAATGTGATAATTGCGTTGGATGGGGATGCATGGAATAACGCAATTAAACTTTACCACGAATTAAATGGTGGAGAATTATACGAAAAAATAAAAATAGTGAAATTACCTAACGATCAAGATGTTTGTGATTTAAGGGGTAATATAAATGAATACTTTATAGAAATAAGAGATTAATGGATTTATTATTAATAGCAGAAGAAATAAGACAAATTATTTCAGAAAAACAAAAAGAATTACAATTAACTTTTGAGGAAGAATCTCACAAGTACACAATGATTGACCTTGATGGTAATCTAACTTCTAAATTTCCCTCAGTTTCAAAATTAATGAAATTGTTTTATGAGGAATTTGATTCAGAAGGAATTGCGGAATATAAATCAGGTGGTAATCCTGACGAAAAAGAACGTTTATTAAAAGAATGGTCAGACGCCGGAACATACTCAACAAATATGGGATCTCGTGTTCACTACATACTTGAAACTCATACATTAAAAGAATTTGGTATTGAAAAAGAAATAAGACAACCAATATTTGAGTGTGATGCCGAACAGATAGTCAAAGGAGACTCGATGATAGTTGCCGGTAAACGATACATTGATTTAATCAAAGAAAGAGGTTGTATTTTATTGGACACTGAAATTGTTTTGGGACATCCTGAATTAGGATATACGGGACAACCTGATAAGGTTTGGTTGGTTATTGGGGTTAATGGCAAACTTGGTATTTTAATAACAGATTGGAAAACAAATAAGGAAAAAAACTTTGTTACCAACAAATACACAAAACCAATGAGAAAACCATTTGAGGACTTACCAAATAACGCTCTCGGACATTATAATACTCAGTTACCATTCTACGGTAAACTACTTTTAAAAATGTTAGAAGGGTCTAAGTATGAAGACATACAATTAATGGGTTGTATAGTCGTAAGATTAACGGACGAAAGAGAGTACGTTGAGTACAGAGTCTCAAGAAAAACAATTAAAACAATCCTTGAAATGGATATGACCAAATACTTGAAAAAATAAAATAAAAAACTATATTTTTACCATGGAAAGTACAATCACACCTATTTGGTATACCAACACTAGTTGGGACCACCCAAAATTTAAAATAAACATAAATTATATTATAAAATAATGGACGATATTATTAAACCAAGAATTGATCTTAAAAAACAAGAAACAATTAAATGCGAAAAATGTGAATCTAAATTCTTCAAAGAAGTTACGATGATAAAAAAAGTACCTAAGTTATTGACAGGAACCCCAGAGGATACCATTGTACCGTTCCCAACCTATATGTGTGATAGTTGTGGATTCGTAAATGAAGAATTTTTAATTTTTGAATAATGGAAATCGGGAAAATGACAATAAATGAGGCATACCCACACCTTAAAAGTGTGGCTTTGGCTTATGGGTTAAACTTAAATAGAGTTAGGGAATTTAGATTTGCTAGACTTATATTAGTAAACCTTTATAATAGAGAATTGGTATGACACACAAAGAATTTTACGTTTGGTTAGATGGTTTTATGACCAACAGAGATTGGACAACAATTAAACAGGTTGATATTGAAAGTATTAAAGAAAAAATGAAAAAAGTTAATAATAACGACCCATTTTTTCCTAACCCAAGAACAATGGTCTCTCCAATTCAAATACCAATACCACATAACCCTTTTAAAGAAGACGGTTATGATGATTTAGGTTCACCACCAAAAATTGTTATGTGATTAATCTTTTAAAGTATTGAGGTATTTATTAGTAAATTAAAGTTATGAAAAACATACTATCAAGTTTAACAAACAATGAAAAAAATAGAATTCTTGAAATGCATAAAAAGGCAACATCTAAATTTTATTTATTTGAAAATACTTTACCCACAGATATAAAATGGCAATCTTGTGATGGTAATTTAAATACTTTGTCTTCCGAGTCAATATCATTTTTAACTCCTTCAGGTGAAGAAAATGGAAAAAAATTATATAAATTCACTAAAACCCCTGAAGATAAGGCAGGAACTTATGATGTAAAAGGATGTGTTTGTGAAGATACATGTGTAACAGAAGACGAATCTTTTTATATTGAAGAAGGAGAGGGAACAAATATTTTAAGACTTTATGAAGGATTTTAAGTTTTAGTTAAAGAATTATTAAACCCACCCCAAAAAGGTGGGTTTTTTGTTGATTGACAATTAATTTAAAATAGTTTATATTTTGTGTATGATAAAAACTATTATACATTTTTCTGATTTACATATAAGATTATTTAAAGATCACGACTTATATAAATCAATTTTAGAAGAAGCGATTAATCAATGGAAAGAAATTAAACCTGATAGAATTGTATTCACAGGAGATTTAGTACACTCTAAAAATCAAATGACACCTGAGCTTATTGAAATGGTTTCTTGGATATTAAAAGAATGTTCATACATTGCGCCAACAATTATAATACCAGGTAATCACGATTTCTTAGTTAATAACACAGAAAGATTAGATGCACTTTCACCCGTAATTAATTCACTAAACAACCCAAATATATTTTATTACAGAGATAGGGGTGTGTATGAGGATGAAAATATAAGTTGGTGTGTCTATTCTCAATATCAAGGAAACATACCACCTGATTTAAATGTTGCAACTGGAATTAAGGTTGGATTATTCCATGGACCAATATCAGGACTTAAAACTGATTTAGGTTTTGAATTTGGGGAAGAGGCGTATGATGTTGAAAAGTTTGATGGACTTGATGTTGTTTTATGTGGAGATATTCACAAAAGAGCGGAATTTAAGTTTAAGACAGGTAAAGGTTATATGATTGGATCAACAATACAAAACAATATTGGTGAAAGTATCGGTAGACATGGTTATGGTGTTTATAATGTTGAAACAAACGACTATACTTATAGAGACTTGTTTAACCCAAAACCTTTTTTAAAATTCTCAATGAAGTCATTTGAAGATATTGAAAAAGGAACGGAAAAAATACAAAATTTTTAATTAATGGAATTACCAAAAGACTTAAAAGACAAAGTTTGGAATTATTGTAGATTAAATGATATAACCGACGTAAACGGTTTTATTATTAAAACAATAAAAAAAGGGTTAGATGTTGAAGTTTATGGGTTTTTGGGTAAAACACTTAATGAAGGTGAAAAAGACTTAAAAACGGATAACGAAGGTGAAAAAGACTTAATAGATTCAAGAAAAACATGCGGGATTGAAGAAAAACGTGCGGAAATTGAGGTAATCCGAGAAATACGGGTGGAAGTACCCGTTGAAGTTATAAGGGAGGTTGAGAAAATAGTTGAAATTATCAAGGAAATTGAGGTAATCAAGGAAGTTACTGTGGAAGTACCTGTTGAGAAAATTGTCACAAAAATAGAATATATTAGTGACAAAACAAGTGAGAATGAACTATTGTTAAAAATACAACAGTTGGAAGATAATATTTTCCACTTAAATGATGAAATAGACACGGAAAGACAAATATTTTCCACTAAGACAGAACAAGTGGAAAATATTTTCCAAAATGAAATGTCTAAAAAGGATAAAGAGTTAGACGAACTTAGACGTAATTTAGACATTAAAAAAGATGACGACCAAGTAAAGTTACTTCAAGAGACACTACAGAAATTAAGAAAAGAGATTTCAGAAAAAAATAAAAAAATAGAAGAGTTAGAAAAAATAAACAAAGAACCTAACAATAATGCGATGAACGCATTTTTTATGAAAGGATCAAACTTAAAAGATATATTATGATAGAATTAGTAATTTGGGCAATGGTTGCCTATGGTATGACAAACATTTTAGTTTATGGGTCAATATTTAACGGATTAAGAAACTCAATCCATAAATGGGGAAATAATAAATATGCTCCCTTTAATCACTTTGGTAAATTTTTATCTGAATTAATATCTTGTGTTTTATGTACATCTACTTGGGTAGGGTTCTTCCTGTCCTTGGCGTACTTTTCTCCGAACACTTGTTTCATTGGACTTAATAAATATTTATCGGTATTTTTTGATGGGATATTATCCGCAGGTTTTGTGTGGGCAATAAATTCTATAATTGAATGGTTTGAAGAAAACAGACCAATGAAACAAAATCAATATGTTGAAGAAACAACAGAAACTGAAGAACAAATTTTAAACGATTAAATAATAAATAAAATGGGAAAAAAAGATAAAGAACACAGAGCAAAGGTCGCAAAAAGAAATGCAAAAGTAAAAGAACAAAAATCAGGAATGCAAAAAGCATTTGATATGTTAATGAAACAACAAATAGAAAGATTGCAAGAAAATAATGGGGTTGACGTTAGTTTATCGGGACAACCATTAACTTTTAATGTTGTTGATCAAGATACTCCTGAAATTAATGAAGAAAATAAGGAAGAAGACAAATAATAAATGGATCTCTTTAATCCACCAAAAATATACAACTACAAAATTATGATAAAAGATTTAGACTTTACTAAGTTTGAAAACCCAACAATACAAGTTGTTTGGGAGGACTTACAAGAAAATTTTACTCAAGATAAAATTAAAAGTGTTAAATACTATTTTCAAAAAAAATATAATACAACAAACGTCAACGTATTAACAAAAGTTAAAAACGTAGATCAAGAAACAATGCAAACAGTTGATGTGTCTGTTAATATCACTGATAGTAATTATCAAATAGATCTTTTGAAAAATTTTTTACAATCTAAAGGTTATGATAAAAACTTAGACCAAATATTAGATCTAAACAGAACTGTAGAACATAAAATGGAAGAAGGTGACGTTGACGTAACCCAATTTAAAAAATGGTACATTAGAAACATTGAGTTCTCAAATTTTCTATCCTATGGTGAAAATCAAAAATTAGATTTTGATACTTTAAATGGATTAATTGTTGTTGAGTCCGACCCCCCAAATTTTGGAGGGAAAACAGTTTTGTCTGTGGACTTATTAATGTTCTTATTCTTTAATGAGACAACAAAAACAACCAAGGCCGAAGAAATCTTTAATCGATTTACCGATAAAGACTCGGTAGTTGTTAAAGGTGAAATTACAATTGATGGTGAAGATTATATAATCTTAAGAAAAATTGAAAGAAAGAAATCAAAAAAAGGTGATTGGAATGTAAAAACAGAATTAGATTTCTTTAAAAAACTTTCCGACGGTAGTTTACAAAATTTTACTGGTGAACAAAGAAGAGAAACCGAAGCTTTCATTAAAAATTCTATTGGAACAAAAGAAGATTTTTTAATGACAATACTTACAACTTCGACAAATCTTGAAGAGTTGTTGGAGTCAAAACCAACTGCAAGAGGACAAGTCCTATCAAGATTTATGGGTCTTGAGTTTTTAAAAAGGAAAGAGGAGGTTGCGAAAGAAATATATAGTTCGTTTGGAAAATCAAAACTATCAAATTTGTATAGTTCTGAACAATTAAAAACGGATATAGAAACTTATGTGACTAAAATCGTTGAATACAATGATCAGATTGAGGAAAACAAAAAAGAACTAGAGGACATCGAAGATAAGATATCCAAAGGTAAAGAATATCGTGACGATATGTTAAAGAAAAAACATAACGACATTGATAAAGAAATTGCTCTGATGAACCCTGATAAAACTCAAGACGAGGTTGTTAAGTTAAAAAAAGAAAAAGAAGAATTCTTAGTTAAGTTAACCGAACTTAAAGTTATTGAACCATCTTCGTTTTATTATGAGGATGATCACGATAAAGTTAAAGATGAATACAACAAATCATTTAAACAAATGGTTGAGGTTGAAAGTAAGATTAAATCAATTGAAGAATTAAAGAGTTCTGTTGACGGTGGAATCAAATGTGAACACTGTGGAATTGACTTAATGATGGCCTCAATCACACAATCTAAAATTGCCGAACTTGATGGTTATATCATGCAAAAAGACCAAATTTATACCATAATGCAGGTTTTAACCGGCACAGAACAAACATTTGTTAGACTTAAAAAAGAATTTGATGAGTATGAAAAAAACAAATTAATCAAAGAAAAATATGATTTAAGTGTGGAAAGTTGTGACCTTAAGATTAATGGTTTAAATGATAAATTAAAAAGATGGTCCGAAGTACAAGACAAGATTAAATTAAATACCCAAATAGACGGTCAATTAATAAAGGCAGATCTTCGTTTAGAGGAATTAGATAGATTAAAAAAGAATAAGAACACTGAAATATCTAACTGTGAATACAATATAAAAACAAATGAAGAAAAAATAGAACATAATAAAAAATTAATCGTTAAAATAAAAGAAGAGGACGAAAAAGATAAAATTTATAAAATGTATCTTGAATCTTACGGAAAAAATGGGGTATCAAAATCAATAATGAAAACTATGATGCCACTAATTAATTCTGAATTACAAAGATTAATGGAAGATAGTTCATATTTTAAATTGGAGGTGAGAATTAATGATAAAAGTGAGGTTGAATTTATTATGGTTGATAATGGAACTGGTATTGAAAAATTGATGGTTTCAGGTTCAGGTTACGAAAAAACAATTGCTTCGTTAGCGTTAAGATCGGTATTAAGTAAGGTTTGTTCGTTACCAAAACCAAATGTTGTTGTCTTTGATGAGGTATTTGGTAAAATATCTAACGATAATTTAGAAATGGTTTCCGAATTTTTCATCAAAATTAAGACATATTTTGATAAGATATTCCTTATTTCGCACAATCCTTTGGTTAATCAATGGGCAGACTCAACGGTTAAGATATCCAAACAAAATAATGTCTCAAGACTATCAAAATAATTAAAAAATATTTATTCATTAAAAATTCTGTAAATCAAAAAAAAACAACTATATTTGTACAACAATAACAGTATAGTTGTTTTAATTCTTACGAAAATTATAAAAATGAAATATATCTTATTTATCTACCGTTGTGACGATAAAAAAAACAAAACCGAATTTGTCGGAGGAATTGCTCAAGAATTAAGTCCAATTGTTAAATCAGACGAAATTAAATTTGTTTTTGGTGATACAAACGCGGTTTACCATTTTGAAACAGAAATGTCATTTCCTGAATTGAATATCTATTTGGAATTAGTTAGTAAAGACTTTGATGACTTTACGTACTTCTTAATCCCAAAAGGAAGGAATTTTGCAAGTAATATTGAGAAACAAAATTTAGACCACCTAATGGATCTTTATCCAAATAAGAAAAAAAGAAAAAGTAATAAAGGTATCTTTGAATTACCTAAAATTGAACTCAACGAAGAGGAGTTTATAAAAAATTATCTATCATCTGTTGATTATAAGGAAAAAAATGAAGATATTTGTATCCTTACAGTTGATGAGATATTAGATAAAATAACAGATAATGGTATTAACTCTTTAACTAAATCAGAAAAAAATAAACTTGACGAATATTCTAAAAACGTATAATATGAAAGACAAAAATGTTGGGGCACCAATAAACCAAGAAGAAATTCAACACTACCTTAAAGACATTAGGAAAATAAAAGTTATGACTCCCGATAGAGAAAAGGAAATGGCAAAACTTATGAAGTCAGATGAAATAAGTGTGGACCAAAGAAAACAAATTGAGGAAGAATTACTTAGAGGTAACTTACGTTTTGTGATAACAGTCGCAAAACAATACCAAAACCAAGGATTGGATCTTTCAGATTTAATCGCTGAAGGTAATTTAGGTCTTATGAAGGCAATTAAACACTTTGATTGGAATAAGGACTTAAGATTTATCTCATACGCAGTGTGGTGGGTTAAACAATCTATAATCCAATCATTAAATGATAACGCAAGAACAATAAGACTACCAGTTAATGTTGTTCAGGATCTACAAAGAGCAAAGAAAGAGTTAGAACAAACAGGTAAAAAACTTGAAGATAAGTTCTCATCTTTACCATCAATAATTGATTTAGATATGAAAATTAATGATGAAGGAGATACTTTAATTGACATGATCTCAAACCCAGATGCCGAACAACCTGATTCAGCATTTAATACTAAAGATTTATTAAAAGATAAATTAATGTCTTTGTTAAATGTTTTAGACGATCGTGAAAAAATAATTGTTGGAGATTATTTTGGGTTAACAGGAACACCAAGAACCCTTGAGGACATTGGGACTGATTTTGGCCTAACAAAAGAAAGAGTTAGACAGATTAAAGAAAAAGCGTTACGAAGACTTAGAAATGGTGGTTCTGTATTATTTGAATATATTTAAATAATTTTTCATACTTTTTGTTTGGTGGTTTAAAAAAAATCATTACCTTTGTAATGTATCTAAAACGAAATATTATGACAACTGACATCATCAAAGTAACTGAAGGGACAATGTCCGGAGATGTATTCTACGGATCTTTTAACACAAACATCAAAGGTAAAAGAATTACCGTTGGGGTATCTAACCACCTTAAAGATGTGAACAAAGAATACGAATTCCGTATCGCAAATAAATGTCAGGCAGGGTTTATCAATATCCACGACACTAAAGGAACCGCAGAATCAGTAATCCGTGGATACCAAAAAAACTCATTGGTTAATATCCAAGCAAAAAATGAGTACGGATACTGGATGAACGTTTACACTGTCAAAGGAGGTAAATGGTACTCAATCGACAAAGGGTTCTTGGACGTGTTAACCGTAGGAACTATGAGAGAGTCATTCCCTGATATGTGTGACATGGAATTGTGGGGTAGAATGGGAGCAAAAACTTGGGCAGACAAAGCATTTAAACAAAACTAAAAAATGGGAACTTACATCTATACATACAAGAAAAAATTTGATAAGAACGCAACCTTCAACGGAGAGAAGGTTGTTGTTGGACAAGCAACATTTATGTGTCGTCAAGATTGGTCAGGTAATTACTCACCATCTGAGAAGAGAGAAATGACAAGAGCTTACGCTTTGACTAAAAATGACCAACCTGAATATATTACATTCGATGGTGAAATGGTTTATAAAAATAATAAAAAAGGTGTTTGGTCGGACGGAAGTGGTTTTTATGGTGGTATTAATCACGAAAATGATTTTGTTGGGAAATTAGAAAAAGAAGGAAGAAAATACGTAGTTGAAACAAAATAAAAATAAGTGATATGGAAAAAGAAACAGTTGAAGAAGCAGCTACTAAAGTATTAGATAGGAAATACCCTTACCATCGACCATCAGATGCAAGTTATTGGAAAGATATGTTTATATCAGGTGCTAAATGGATGGAAGAAGAGATGGAGAAGTTAAAAGATTTTGATACTTGGAAGGAGTGGAAAAATAAAAATTAATAAAAAATATATAAATTAAAATGGGAAGTGTAATTGACTTTATTGAATGTCCAAATTGTAAACAAGAAGCCTTTAGTGATTTCTATTACAAAACAGGAGAAGAATATTTAAATTGTAACAATTGTGGATATCATAGATCTGGATTTTATAAAAGAGGTGAGGATGGTAAATTTCTTACCGAGGATGGTACTGAAAATTACGCTTTTGATAATCTAATATGGGAAACTAATGAATTAAAAAATCCATACGGTTCTTACCGGTTAAAAGTTTATCAATCACCAGCAACTCAGTGTGGTTCTTTTGAAACTGAGGAACAATATAATGAATTTAAATCAAATCTTAATGAGGATGTTGAAATTGAATTCTGTTCTGTGTCAAGATTTGTTGATGGTGAGATCAAAGTTGAAATGTTAATTGACAATGGTCCTGAAGTTGATTCTTCTGGCTTTACGATTGAAGATCGTTAATTTAAACTAACAACCCTATCATATATAAACCCCCACCTAAAATGGGGGTTTTTCTTTATCTTTTATATTTATTAAGTATAGTTTATTAATATGAAAGAAAAATTTTTACCTTGGTTTATGTTATTTTGTGCGTTGGGTTTATCTGGAACTGCAGCATATTATTCAGTAGTTGGTTTATCAATAGTATTTGTTGGTGTAGCATTACCCGTTATCATTATGGGATCATTCCTTGAAATATCCAAGATTGCAATTGCAACATACTTACACGATAAATGGAAAGAAACCTATGGTATTCTTAAGATTTACCTATCAATTGCTCTTATAGTACTATCTATAATTACCTCTTTAGGGATATACGGACTGTTAAGTACCGGTTTTCAGAGTAATATTGCAAAACTTGAAATAAATGAAAAACAAGTTAAAAATATTGAAGTCAAAAAGAAACGATTTGATGAAGTTAAAGTTGAGTTAACCAAAGAAAAAAACACTTTAGATGGAGACATTACTAAGTTAAGAGATGGGGTATCTAATAACACAACAACACAATCTATAGATAGAAGAACCGGACAGGTAATTACAAGAGCCAACGAAGGTAATAGAAAATTATTTGAATCTCAATTATCGCAAGCACAAGTTAGAAGGGACACTATAGCAAAAAGAATTGATAATATGAATGATAGTATCACACAACTTGATATTGATATTTTAAACATGGAATCAAAAGAAATTTCAGGAAGTGAATTGGGAGCTCTAAAGTATGTTAGCGAACTACTTGATTGGGATATTAAAAGAACGGCAAATCTTTTTATTTTAATTCTGATATTTGTATTTGATCCATTGGCAATCACGTTAGTTATTGCGACAAACCAAGCGTTTAAAGGAAAAAGAAAAGACGAACTTACCCCCCAAGTTACCCCCCAAGTTACCCCCCAAGTTACCCCCCAAGTTATCCCCCAAGTTACCATACATGATGAGGTTGAGATTCCTGAAAGTTATTTAACTCATCATACCCCTCAAGTTACCGACGAAGTACCGACTAAGTACCGACTAAGTACCGACGAAGTAAAAAAGGTTTGGGAAAGGGTTAAAAAATTAAGAAAAAAAGGTTTATTACCTCTTGAACAAACAGAAGAAGAAAAGATTGATGAACCTACCGCATTGGCATTTACCCCATATGAAATTGAAGATTTGGGGGAAACCGACTATGTTGAAGAAAACAATAAGAAAAGATTGATTTATAAAAAATAATGGTGGACATAATAAAATATGGAAACTTTAAATCTAAAAATGTATCAGATTTAAAAAAACAAATCATATTAATACATTCCTCCAGATATTCTGAAGAATATATTACATCCCTAAAATACAGGCACAACGAGTCATACAATAAAATACCTAACTATTTTATTGATCGGGAAGGTAAAATAGTTAAGTTATTGGAGGATCAAGAATACTCAAAATTTTTTAATAAAAATGATTTAAATAAAAACGCAATTTTTGTTTGTTTAGAAAATTTAGGTTGGTTAGAAAAACAACCATTAAAAACTGGTTACATTAACTGGATTGGCAATATTTATAATAGTGAAGTTTTCCAAAGAAGATGGAGAGATTATTATTATTGGCAACCATATACTGAAGATCAGATGAAATCTACTTCAGACTTATGTTTAAAATTATGTGGTGATAACAATATTGAGGTCAAAATTTTGGGAAACAACACAAAAATAAATGGTATTGAAAATTTTGAAGGTATTGTCACAAAAAGTAATTATTTAAGTGAGATTACAGACTTAAGTCCGGCCTTTAATTTTGAATTATTTAGTAAATTATTAGAAAATGAATAGACAGGAAGAAATAAAAAAATTATTGTCAGCATCAAGAAATCTTCTTAACAAAGATATGGTGAAGGAATCAACAGACATACTTAATAAGTATTACGGTATAATTAAGGAATCTGATGATGAATATGAAACCGCAGAACCCAACGACGAAGATAATGAAGAAACTCCTGAAGATAGAAAGTTTGAAAAGAAAACAACCTATAGGATTTCAGGAGGACTTATGACAATAAATGGTAAAGATAAAAAAGAATTACAATTAACAACAGACGATAAAAACGCATTTCAGGAATCAATGGACGAGTTTGTTGGTGAAGTATCTGAATTAGTTGATTTTAATACTCTTAATTTATACCCAAATAACGTAGAATGGTCAGGTAAAATACAAGACTTAGATATTGAATTTTTCTTCTCTATTGGTGAAACAAATGGGGTTTACATAAACGGAGATATGATAAACATTAATGATGAATTTGTTGAATTTACCACTAAGTTAAGAACTTATTACGAAAAGTTTAAGGCAAAATGGTCAAAAGTTATCGCTAACAGAAAAAAAACACCAAAAGAAAAATGAAAAATTTTTTAGTTAAATATTATAAAGAAATCTTATTAGTAGTATTAACATTATTATTAACAATAATTCTAATTAAGATATTTAAACCAATTGAAGATAGGTCTGAATTATTAAATTATAAGTTAGATCAATTAGATCAAAACATTAGTAAAGTTAAAAACTTACAACTACAATTAAATGATTCTATCACATCATATAAAAAAGATATTGAAAAGATTGATGAAAATATATTAAAAATAAAAAGTGAAAAAACAACCGTAAATAATTATTACGAACAAAAGAAAGATCAAATAAAAGGAATGGACAAAAAAGAAATTGACAGTTCGTTCAAACAAAGATACAAATATTAATTATGAAAAAAATTATTTTATTAACATTTTTTATGGTGTCTTTTATAGGTTTTAGTCAAACTAAACCACAAAAAGAAGATACCACTACAATATGTTTTCCTGTTAATGTGGGGAAACAAATACTATTAGATCTTAATGACTTAGATAAATTAAAAAAACAATCTATTTTAGATCAAAAAGAAATAAAAGAATTAGAAACCAAAGTAATTAAAGAAGAGGGTGTTGTTAAATTTTTGGAACAAAAAGATAAAAATAGTGAAATAATAATAAAAGATACCGAAGAAAAGGTAACACTATTAGATACTGAAAACAAAGAGTTAAGAAAAGATATTAAAAAAATAAAAACAAAAAACACAATTATTGAAATAGTTTCAGGATCAATAGTTGGAGCATTAACATATATTTTAATTTTTAAATAAAAATGGAAGATTGGAAAGGGGCAATACAAAAAAGTTTTTCCGAAGTAATTGCAAATGCTAGAGGTTATGAGGGTGGAGGTCAATTAGACCCTACCTCTGCCATCCAATCAAAAAACGATTTATTATCAACAATACAAACAGAAGAAGATAACGGAGAAAATACAAAAAATCATTATATGGATTTTTTAAAAGATAAGAAGGATATAATTGAAATGTACAAACTTATTAGAAACAAAAAGTTATCAAAAAACAAGATAAAACAGGAGATGAAAAAATATTTAAAAGATCCTGAAGAATTAAAGGATTTTTTAGAAATGGTAGTTACTACTAAAAAAAATAATACGGAAACCAAAGAGGCAACCGCAACAGGAGGATCAGGATCCTTTGAACCTTTATTTTCAGGTGAAGAACCTAAAAAAATTGAGGCCACGGAAGCGACTTCATCTTCATCTTCAGGATCATATGAAACAACAGGAGCTTGGGCCAAATCTATGAGTAAGAAAGATTGGAGAGGTAAATCCAAAACACAATTACCTGGAGGAAAATTCGTTCAGGTTAAAAAAAAATGTAAACGTTTTCCATATTGTAACCAAGGCGATATTAAAGCTCTTAACATTTTTGAGAATCAATCGGTAGAAAATGTAATAAAAAAGATAAGTGGTAAATATAAAATTCATGAGGATATTATTAAAGATATTATCTTAAGTGAAATGAATAAACTTGGATAATCATATATTTATAATAAAAAAAGAAATGAAAAACTATAGAGGAGAAATGTCCAAAAAATACGATACAATGAAATTCAATAAAGCAGGGAATTCTTTTGATTATGTTGAGGAAGAGATGGAAGAAGGAAACGCTTTTACTGATGCTCTTAGAAAAACAAAAAAAGGTGAAAAATTTAAATTAGGAAATAAAGAATATATGGATAGATCTTCTTTAGAGGAGGATGAGACAATCTACGAATTTGAAGTTAATGAAAGTGACATCTGTGAGTGTGGTGGATTAAAAATGGAGGGAGAATGTTCTGAGTGTGGAATGAACGAATCTAGTCTTTTAGAAATTGAAGAAGACATGTATGACAATATGGAAAAAACATCTGATTTTTGGAATAAGGGAGAAAAAACATTTAGAACAAAAATGTATGAGTACGAAATATTCAACGATAAATTAGGTAGAACTGTAAGATTAAGTGAAGAACAAGTTGTTAATTTAATTGAGACTTTAGCTGAAGAGAAATTAAAACCATCTAAAAAAACAAGAGGTTATTCTGAATATGAAAGATCTTTTGATAAATCAGGAAAAGAAAATCAAGATTACTACAAAGAAGTCTCTAAAAAAATGAAAGATTATATGAAAGATGGATCTAAAGAGTCATTTACTATGGAACCTAAACATTTCCCAATGGGTAATGGGGAGATAGAAGAAATGGATAAGATGGCTTATGTTCCTTCAGATAGTGTTGCAGAATACGTTGAAAACTTTACTGCCGCAGCATTAGAAAATATTGAATACGATGAATTCGCACCTAATAAAGAGTGGGTTGAAGATAATGTTCTTGGATCGTCAAGAACAGGAAACAACCCTAAATGGGCAAATGCGGTAGAAACACCAACAAACAAAAGAAGAAATGAAATTAGAGAAAAGAATTTGTTAGGTCAAATTAAGAAAAAGGCTTATAATAAATCTCCACAACCTATTGTTAAAGATAGACCAGGAAGTGATGATGCTTCTGATCTTTTAAATAAAGTTGAAAGTGGGGAAAAAAGAAGTAAAAGAAGTAGTAAAAAGTCTAAAAAAATTAACGAGGATTTAGAAAGAATCGGAAATTTAATTTCATACGGTAGAAAAACACAATAATTTACATAAAAATATAATAACCTATAATTATCCATAGATGAACTCTATGGATAATTTTTTTAACTATATCTCTAAACCTATCAATAAAGAAGATATTGATACTTGGTTTAAAATTAACAATATTTTACCGGAAAAATTAGAATTGTATTATGATTTTTCATATTCATTATATGATTTAATTAAAAAAACATTTTTAGGGGAGGAAGATAATTCTGAAACCAAAATAAAAATGTCGGAAGAAGATATAGTCAATCATTTTAAATGGTGTTGGAATAAAACAATAGATAATTTTGGTAAAGAAGGTATATTTTTTACCAACGAGGGAAAACACTACGAATACTTCGTATTATTTTTTATAGAGATCTTTTATAATCAAAACGATAAAAAAATTAAAGAATCAATAGGGGAGTTTTTTGATGACATATTCAGCATAGAAAAAACTTTCACACAATCAGATCTTGACATAATGTTAAATATATACAAATCATTAGATAACAATTTAACTGTTTAATATTTACTAAGATCTTAAAATTGATATTTTTAATATTAAATAAACATATAATAATAAAAAATGGAAACACTTGAAAAAATCAAAGTTTTAACAGAACAACTTAGCGTAGATACCACAAAATTTTTTGAGGGTAATAAAAGTGCGGGAACAAGAGCAAGAAAATCGGCTCAGGAGTTAAAGGCTTTAATGCAACAACTAAGAGGTGAAATTTTAGAAAGTAAAAAAGTATAATATGACAAACATTAATACATTATATCTTTTTGTATTTATATTTTCAATATTATCAATATTTAGAATTTTTCTAAAATTTGTTATTTCCCTACTACATAGTAATCCTAAACCAATTGATTTAAGTGGTAGGGAAATATTTTTGTATGGTTTATCTTTAACTTATATAATAACATTTTTAATACAAACAAACGAATGAGCATGTTCCAAGAATTTAATATCTTATTTCCGTACTTACAATCGGTAAGAAAATTAAAAAATTATCTATCATTTGACATAGAATTTCCAGACACTTGGAAATTACCTAAAAAATTTGTCGATGAAAAAAGCGTACTAGAAAGTAAAACCCAAAACCCTAACGTAAGGTTGTTTTCTTTTGTTAGTGAATTTAATGAACAATTAATTGATAATCAGATCACTAATATAAAAAATATAATTGCTTACAATAAGGAAAGAGAAGACAAAGACAAACTATTCCAACAAAAGATAGACGAACTAAAACATATTTTTGAAAAACAAAAATTAAATGATCTACAAGGATTGAAATTTGAAATAAAATCACCTAAAATTGAGTTAGAAGATGATGAAGAAGAAAAGCAAATTGGAGGCTGAGATTGATTGGTTAAAAAATGAAATAGAAAGAGACTCTAAAGATTTAAATTTTGAAAAAAATAACTTTATCAATAAGATCAAAGAATTAAAAAAAGAGGATATATTACCAAAAAAACCTAAGAAACTTACTTTATGGGAGAAACTGAAAAAAATATTAATGATATCTTAGAAAAATTAGTTATTGTTACTGATGCCGCTAATAATATTTTTCCTTCAGGAAAAACAATTTTGGTGTATGAATTAGACAATGAAGATTTTAAAGAAGTACAAAAAAATTTTAGAAAAGTTGATAGTAATAGATTAAGATTTAAAGTTGAAATTTCAGGGACAGAAATTGTTTTTATCAATAATAAAATTTACGAGGAAGAAGTTCTTGAAGAAGAAGTTATTGAAAAGAAAAAAATAAGTTTTTGGGAAAGACTATTCCCTAGTAAACGTAGTAAACCTTCTATAAAGAAATGATTTATCAATACCTTTAGACTCTAAAATAGTATAAAGGTATTTTTTTTGTTGTTTAGAGGTATCCTTAACCAAGATACAATCCAACCTACCATTTTTTATTAAATAATCCTCAAGAACATCTATAAATCTTGAACATTCATCAATAGATTTTAAAGAAACCAAATTTACCTTATCATCATTTTGTATTGCGACTTTATTATTAAGTTTAGATATTAATTTTATTCCTGACCTTGTTAGATACTTTTTAATAAAACCACCGAAAGATATTTTATTCTTTTCATCAACATCATATAGTAACTCTTCAATGTTATAATCAACAATCTTAGTAAGACGGTAATCAGGATCGTCAATATCCACTTTTATTTGTCTTCCTAGTTCGTCTTTAACGAAATATAAATTAAAGTCTGTTGAACCGGATTCTAAAAACCCAATCTCATACTTACAAGGTTTACCATTCTCGAATGATTTTGAAAATAAAACATTGTTACTTGTTTTAAGGGTATCGTTAAAATATTTGTTTGCCCTCTCTAATGTTTTAAATTTATTTAAAATCTTTTTTCTTTTCTTATTTTTAAATAAGACTATTAGATATTTCATATTTTTTATCCTATATTACAAATAATACAACAAAAAATTAATAAATGAACTCTGAAAATTATTATAACATATTAGGCGTTGAGGAGACGGCAACACAAGACGAAATTAAGAAGGCCTATAGAAGTTTAGCAAAGGAAAACCACCCAGATAAAGGCGGGGATGAAGAATTGTTTAAGAAAATATCTGGTGCTTATGATGTGATTGGAGATGACAATAAACGTAGAGAGTACGACATCCAAAGAAAGAACCCATTTGGTAATTCAAAGTTCAATCAATTTTCGGATATGTATGAGATGTTTAATAATCAATTTAGACAACAAAGAAAACCATCAAGAGTAATCAACTTAAGTGTGGATGTTTTAAAAAGTTTCACTAATGAAAAAGTTTCGTTAAATTATAAAAGAAAAGAAAAGTGTGATCCTTGTAATGGTACTGGTGGTGATAAAAAAGTTTGTGAAACATGTAAAGGAGAAGGGATTACTTGGAAACAAATGGGGAGTGGAATGTTCGTACAAATGGTACAATCTCCATGTGACTCTTGTCGAGGATTTGGAACAATTATAACGAATGCTTGTTATGCTTGTCATGGATCTGGTACAAAAGATGAGGTAAAGTCAGTTGAAGTTAAAGTACCACATGGTATTGATGATGGACAAATGTTGAGACTAAATGATATGGGCGATTATGGTAATGGAATATACGGGGATTTATTATTAAAAATTAGTTTAACAAATGAGAGTGGATTTGAAAAATTTGGGGAACATTTAATTTATAATAAGTTTTTTAATTTAGAAGAGATTAACAAGGATAATTTTATAGTTCCACACCCTGATGGGGACATATCGGTCAATTTCCCAAAACATATGGATACATCTAAACCATTGAGAATTAAGAGTAAAGGATTTAGATTGCAGACTGTTATAGGAGATCTGTTAATAAGACCATATTTGAAATATGATAGGGATTAAAACCAAGATATGATGTCTTGAACCAATCTAACGGCTCCGTAAATCGCCAAAGAAAATAATAATCCACCTGAGATTACTAAAAACATTTGTAAATTTTCTTGTCCTTTATTACATTTACGACATCCTGTGACTTTAGTTGCTTCTTTCTTTTCCATAAATTAATTATAATAACACGGTTCTTAAATGAAAATACTTTTCTATTATAACTTTTCTTGCTTGGACAGCATCTCTACCGTAAAGTTTTAAATAATTACCATTATCGGAAAAAGTACTTGACACCACTAAAAAAGTATTATCTTCATCACGACTAAGGATAAATTCAATGTAGTCAAAAACTTCCTCATCTTCATTATTATTTCTTTTGTGTACAAATTTTATTTTTTTCTCTTCCGAATTTAAGGAAAATTCATTAAGTATTTTTCTATATTTGTCTCTTATTAGTTTTGAAATCATAAGGTTAGGAACCCCAACTCGTGTATGTGTATTACTATTTGAGTTAATTGCGGTTAGAATTATGTCTTTTATTTCGTCATAACTTAAATTACTTTTTCTATCTTCTGTTTGATGAGTTGTTGCGATAAATTTAACTCCTTCAGGAGAAGTAAATAACCTATGGTATTTACCCCTATTTTCTAAAATTAAATTTTTAAGAATATTTAATGTTTTCATTATTAATAAATATAATGAAATAAAAAAAGGGGACCAAAAGTCCCCTCTTTATATTTTTCCTGTTAGGAAGGTATTTTGACCTGTCTCTAATAACCGTAAGATGACATCACGACTTGCGTTTTTTAAATGGTGTACCAAATCATCCATTTTGTTTAGTGGTTAACCACATCCACAATACAAATATAGTTGTTTTATATTTATCCACCAAAGTTTTTTTATATTTTTTTCTTGTTGATTAATTACGATAAGTTTATTATTTTTTGAATATGTTAAGTTATATCGGAGGAAAAAGTAAAATAGGAAAGTGGATCGTCCCTTTCTATGATAAGAATATGGAAACGTATGTTGAGACGTTTGGAGGGATGTTTTGGTGTTTTTATAATATGGACTTAAAAGAGTTCCCCAACCTAAAGAAAGTTGTTTACAACGACTTTAACCCATTAAACTACAACTTATTTAAGTGTATCCAAAACCCAACGGAGTTATTGAAGGCAATCAACTCAATTGATTGTCAAAAATTTGGTGAGGTGACAACTCCACCATTATATAAAGAACAATTTATCAGGTTCCAAGCTGAAATATTTAATGAAGGTTTCAGCGTAAAACCTGGCGATTATGAAGTTGCGGCAAAATATGTTTACGTTTTAACTCAAGTATTTAGTGGATCAAAACCTGAAACAAGTTCTTTTATTGACCTTAAAGGTAAGTACAAGTCAAAGTATTTGACGTTTAGAGATAAACTATCAAAGCCTGATTGGATTGATCATTTTATTAAGATCACAGAAGTGGAAAATATGGACTTTGCGGATGTAATTGAAAAATATGACTCACCATCCACATACATTTATTTGGATCCACCATATTGGAAAACAGAAAACTATTATTCTAACCATGATTTTGATAGACAAGACCATGAAAGATTGGCAAACACGTTGAAAAACATTGAAGGTAAGTTTTCTTTATCGTATTATGATTTCCCTTTATTATCCGAATGGTTCCCTAAAAATGAATACAGATGGGAATCAAAGGAGTTTGCAAAGGCCGCGGCAGCAAAAAAAGGTAAAAAACAAAATATGGGAGAAGAGATATTAATAATGAACTATTAAGATTTTTTTTCATAATTCTAATATTTATTAATAAAAAAATATCATGGAACTTGTTAAATTATTATCAAATATAGTTAAAGAAAATACGAATAAAAAAAATAGGTTATTACTTGAATATCCAGAATCTACCGTTAAAAAACTTGTTGGAAAATTTTCTGGCCAAACAGAAGATTCGATTGAGGTTATTAAACAAACAATATCTGATTTTGAAAGATTTAAAGGCACTTTACAGGGTAATGAGAGAGATATCTTTACTTATGACTATCAAAAACTAAAAGATGTTGTAAACTCTAAGTCTGAGAGTCAAAAGTCTAAAAAATCTTTCGATGACATTTATAAGACTTTCATGGAAAAAAATGCCGGAGCAGATAAAAGATTAACAAAGTTAAACATTAAGAAATTTTTTGAAATGAAAGCTTTGGATTCTAAGAAGTTCAGAAAAGACATTTTAACTATGACATCCATAGAACTTTCTGCTTTAATAAGAAGAGACTTTGAAAATTTTATGAAAGAAAAGTTAACTGAAAAGTTGGTTAAAGAAAATCCCCAAGAAAATATAGAACAAGTTGTTAATAGGGTTGATAGGTATATTGCAAACTATCCTTTGGTCCCTATTAATACTAAACCGGCGGGTATGATGACTTTTATTGAGTTTGAACATGTTGTTGACGTTTTACCTATGCAGGATGAATATAAAATGCCTGAAGTTGATGTTAATGATGTTGATGTCACATATGAGGATGACACTATATTAATATTTGCACCTGATCAAAAACATAAGTGTATTAATATTAGAAAAAAATTCGCTCCTGATAGAAGATGGTGTACATCTTGGGAGGGATCCTCAAACTATTATTACAATTATAGATTAAGACAGAATTTAACTTTATACTATGTAATTAATAAAAATTTAAAAGAAAGTGATGTTAATTATGCGGTGGTAATCTTAGTCGATAACGATTGGAGAAATAACACACAATTTAGATTGGCGGATGGAACTAACTCAGGTAGATTCGCAGGATCTACGATTATGCCTTTTAGTGAGATTGTACAAAAAATACCAAACCTAAACGGAAAAGAAAAATACTTCAAACCTAATCCATACTCAAGTGAACAACAAAGTATGATGATGACTTTTGAAAGAAAAAATTTAACAACAGACGATGCGATAAAGGAATTAGGATCAGAAGAGAATGTTGAATTATGGTTAGAATTAAGAACACCTGACTTAACAACTGTTGGTAATGGTGATCAAATATGGGCAAACTTTACACCATACTTAAGACACAAATACATTGGTATGGATGGTAAGATTAATGGTGAAATGCTTAAAGTAAGTGACAAAGAAAGTAAGGATTATTACCTTTCAAAGAAAAGAAAATCGTTGTTGTTAACAGATATTGACAAATTAAGTGAAGCGGATGTTTCCTTAATTATGAGTGATGAGATGGCTCCTTACCATGAGGCACTTATTAATTCATACGCAAAACAATTGGCTAAGAAAAATCTTGACCTGTCATATTTACCTATTTCTTTCCCTAATGATTCTGTTGCCAAATTTGCTATGATGTTTGGGTTAGAAACTTTATTCGAAATGTTACCTAAAGATACTCAGTTTATTAACTTAGAAAACAAATCAGATAAAGTAAAACCATTTGATGTGCCAGCAAATATATCAAGATTTAAAAATTTAAAGACCTTTGTTGCTGACAACATAATAAAAAGTTTACCTGAATCTATTGGTGAGTGTGGAGTATTATCATTCCTAAACGTTACCGGGAATAAGGAACTTAAAACTTTACCAAAATCATTATCAACATTATACTGTCTGACATTTGTGTCAGTGTTAGATTCTGGTATTGATGTTGATAGACTACCTAAAGAGTTATTTAAATACATGATACCAACCGAAGACTTCTTTATTGTTAATTTCCCACCGGAACTTAAAAAGAAAAGAGGTTGTAAAAGCGAAGACTAAAATGAAAAACGTAGACATAGAGGTTTATATTAGTAACCTCATTAATTTTTTTGAAAAAAATCCTAATGATTTGCTTGTTTTAATAGGTGACTTACAAAAGGATGAATTCTATGTAAAATTAAAAGAAAGAGCTATTTCTAATTTTGAAAAGGGTCAGGATTATATTTTAACAAAGTCACAAATTGTTGAGGTGGTATTGGAATTAAAATTACCTATCATTAAGGGAGAAAAAAAACCTTATATTGATAAGATAATACAAAGAACAAAATTTGGTGATATTATTTTAAATTAATTTTGTTTATTTAAAATAAACCATTACATTTGTTTTATAATTTTAAATCTAAAGACATGATCTACACACCAGAACTTATTAAAACACAAGCACCTTCAGTATTTGCAACTTCAGCCTCACCTAAGATGACAGAAAAGTACACATTTGTACCAACAGACCAGGTTTTGGAATTCTTTGATAGAGAAGGTTGGCAAATCGCATCAGTAAAACAAACAGGGAAGGGAGTACATTCTCTACACGAGATCAGATTCCGTAATAGTGAACTACCAAAAGTAGGTGACACTTTGGTTGAGGCGATCGTAAAAAACTCACACAACGGTTCATCGGCATTTTCATTGAGTGCAGGACTATTCAGACTTGTGTGTTCAAACGGATTAACAGTACCAACCGCAGTCGCTGAGAGATTCACAATGAGACATAACCACTTTCAATTAGACGACGTTAAAGAGTTGGCAGACAACTTTTCTAAAAAACTTCCATTTATTGAACAATCTGTTGGTCGTATGATGTCTCGAGAACTAACGGTTGATGAAAAAATAAATTTTGTACGTGAATCTGCAAAAATTAGATTTAATGCTGAAAAAACATTAAATGATATGGAAATCTTGGGTCTTCTAACACCTAATCGACAAGAAGATGAAGGAGATGACCTTTGGAGAGTTTTTAACACCGTACAAGAGAAATTTATCCGTGGTGGGGTACAAGTGTCAAACCAAAGAGGTAAAATGGCAAAGATGCGAAAAATAGATAACATAATCGCACAAAACACAATCAATACAAAACTTTGGGAATTGGCCGAAGAAATGATTTAATAAAGAAGTGGTGACTTTTTCACCACTTTTTTTATTCTTATATTATGGATAAAAAAGATTATTTTGGAAAGGAAGATGAGTTCTTAAAATCAATTTACGATAAAGAAGGTAAACTATTATCTAAAAATAGGATACAGGGAACTCTTAATTTAACTCCTGAATTATTACTTGAAAAAAATTTTAAGATAGAGTATTGTGATATGTTAACATATGAAAATGGGTTTTTTTATACGGATACCATTTTTAGAAATAAGTCTGACATATTCATATATTTATCAAAAAAGGAAACAAATGAAGTTGGTTATCAAACCATGATATATTTTGACCCTGAAAGATTAGAAGAAATAAAATTCTTCATAAAAAATTTAATAAAATTAAAATAATGGAAATTAGTGGTGATGAACTAACAAAAAAAATAAACTCAGGTAAAAAAGTTATTGTTGAGTTTTGGGCGGAATGGTGTGGACCATGTAAGATGATGAAACCAGTTTTTGAAAAAGTATCAACGGAAAATGAAACAGAAGTTGAAATGTATACGATGAATGTGGATCTTAATAAAGAGATTAGTTCAACTCTAGGGATTAGAAGCATCCCTACTGTAAAAATTTTCAATGAGGGAAATGTTGTTGATACACGAGTTGGTGTTATGGCTGAAAACAACATAAAAAGTTTAGTTAAAAATCTTTTATTAAATTAATATGTATAGAATAATTTTATCAGTTTTGTTAACCTTTGTTTTATTTTCATGTAAGACAACAAAATCCGCTAATTGCGATGCTTATGGGTCGAACCAAAATAAAAACTATTATAATGATAGTATAAATTACTTAAATAAATAAAATATGGATAAGATAGTTGTACTATATACCATGAAAAGTTGTTCTTATTGTCACGACTTAAAAAATATGTTGGATAAAGAAAATATTAAATACTTTGATAGGGATATTGACGATTATAAAGAGGAGTATGATATTTTTACAGAAATAACAAAGAATGAATACGTACCATCTTTTATGACAATAGAGGACCCAAACTCAAAAAGACCAAAAACTAAATTATTTGCTCCTGAAAGAGATTTTGACGAAATTGAAGATGGGGTGAAAATAATAAAAGAATTTTTTAAGAAATAAAAAAACCACCTAATGGTGGTTTTTCTTTATAATAAAACTACATGTTCTAATCTGTCCTGTACCATGTATGGCTTATTGTTATCTTGATATAAAATGTCTTCAATAAGGTTATAGTTAGTTAATTTATTATTGAACTCATTTAGGTTAAAATCAAAAACATCCAAAATCAAAGATTTAATTTCATTAGGACTAACTTTAGATTTAGATAAAATTTCAATTTTAAAATCTTCATCAGAGTCAACCTCAGTTGTGAAATAAAATTTTAAATCTTTTACACCAAGCAAACTATACATATGATTGAATATGTAGTTAGAGTAATACACCATAGATCTACCACAACTTAAACTATGTCCGTAAGGAAATTCTGAAGTCGTTATAATGTTTGTCACAGGTTCAGGAACATTATAATACAGATCTTTAGTAACATTCACCCAACCACATTCTAATGGTTCTAAAGTTGCACCATAGGTGATTATATCAATTATATTCATGTGATCAATACCAACGTCATCTAAATAAGATTTAAATTTAATAAAGAACTCTCCTTTTATTGATTGTAGATCAAGTATCTCCTTACTGGTACTTTTACCTGCGACAACAATAAAGCTATTACAGTCAGAAACTTGTATTATAGTTTTTTCTGTTTTATCTATCTTTGAAAGAATAAAATCAGAAAATAAATTTACTATAAATCTTTTTGAATTTTTGTTTAATAATCTCATAATCTATTTTTTTATAATGGATATGAGTTTTATTTTAATATATAAATAGTTAAGTGATTTAGTTTAAAAAACGTATTATATATAGTCTGTAAAAAGATCGTTTATATTTTTTCTAATATAGGTCCAATCTGCATAATCAGGTACTCTAAAGTCAATTTCGTCATATACATCATTATCCATTAGATGTCCTAACATATTAACATAACCACCCCAGTATTCTAAATTTGATTCATTATATCCACTACCACCCTCAAGGCCAATAAATTCCATAATATCCCTTTTAAAATCCCCGATCTTAATATACGATGACCATTTTGTTTTATCTCCTGACTTAATCTGAACGTCCTCAATCTTAGAGGAAAAAAATTCCTCAAGACCACCATAAACAAGTTCGTAACATTCATCTTGATATGCATTATTATAGGCGTTATTATGTATAGAATATAATTCACTTTTTAAATCGGATAGATCACCATCAAGAAGTTCGTTCATTGCCTCAGAATCCTTTAGTAACTCATTAACATCATTTTGGGTTATCATAAAAAACTCGCCTCTATTTTGAGACTTTGCCAAATCATGAAAAAAATCAGAACTATAATCGTCAACAACCAAATCCTGATTACCGATCATTTTTAAAATATAATTTTCTAAATGTCTATAGTTAGATTCATCAAGTTCCTCAATTACATCACTATATACGTCAGATGTTGTGTCCCAATAAGGTTCCCACATATCTTCACCAAAAACATGTTCGGCAACATTTCTAGCCGTCGCATTACGACCTCTACCATCAAAAAGAGGGGCCAATTCATCTCGATCCCTTAAATATAACCAAAATCCATCATCTCTAATTTCTACATCGGTTATAATATTATCCGTTATATATTTAAATGCGTTATTTGGAGCAACTGAAATCCAATAAGATAAAAAGTAATTTCTAAGTTCATTATCAAAGTCATCATATTCTTTTCCTTTTAAATAACCATTCTCATTTAAAAACCCAAAAAAATCAGGACCTTCATTATAATCTTCACTATCTAATACCTCAACACTAATTTCTTCAGATAAACCTTTTACTGCAACGTACTTTAAAAAAGTACGGACTCTTTTAAAGTATGGTTTTACGCTCTTTTCCCAATACCCATTATTGAATAGTTCAATTAGTTCTTTTAAGTTTGAATTGTCCATAATTATAAATACAAAAAAGGTGGAAAAAAAATCCACCTTAATTTCTTTGGCCAAAGGAAATTAATTACTTTTTATTATAATATTTTTCAACTATCTTCTTTACTGACTCTTGAACTGATTGATTTTTAACCTGTTCATTTTGAGGTCTTGCCGCCTGTTGAGGAGCTGAAGCTTGTTGATTTCCTTTATTTTTACAACCACATCCCATAACAAATTGTTTTTTAATGTTTATTTAAACATAAATATCAGTCTATTGTCTTATTTGTAAATGTTTCATATTTATTGTTATATGAAAAAGAAAATAAGACTTACTGAAAATAAACTTGTTAGTATTATTCTTAAATTAATTAAAGAAGATGAAATTGAAAAAGTTTATATTTCACCTGAACAATATATGCAATATTTAAGACAAGTTGGTTTTATGGCTCATGCAATACCTTATTTACCAAAATTTAGGGGTAAAAAACTTGTTGTTAAAGGTGACCTTAATCTTAGTAATGTTGATGGTAAACAAAAGATTTATAAAATTGGGGACATTGAGGTTGAAGGAGGTTTGAATGTTTCATACACAAATGTTAAATCATTGGATGATGTTAAGGTTACGGGACATAAAACTTTTTGGCAAACCCCTTACGAAAAGGTTATTGAAAGAAGACAACTACAAGCCAAATATAATGAACAAAATGAAAAAAGAGAAGATGGTGATTGGGATATAGAAAATACTGGTTACGAAAGTCCAAGAGCCAATGCGGTTTTTCAATATGCGGTAAATGACGGTCATTTACAATCTCTTGATGATGATGATAAAGAAAGGGTAAGAGAAATAGAAGAAGAAATACAATCACTTGAGGAAGAACAAGAAAATTTAGATTCTGGTGACGAAAACTATAGTGAAAAATTTGATGAGATTACAGACAAACAATCAGAACTTGAAGAAGAAAGAGATGATTTATTATCAGATAGAGTTGATGTATATGATCTATATCCGGCAGGTTCCCATTATAATTTGGCCGAGTTTGAGTCATTGTCAACACAAATGAGATTTGCGGTTGGTGAATATAGGGAAGCCGATGATTCATTGGAGGATTATTATGAACAACAAATTGATGACCTTGATAATTATTTTTCTAAAGAAACTCTATCAAGTTATGTTGATGAAGATAAAATAAAAGAATATTATAGGGATTCTGTAGAAGAATGGATAAGAGATGAACCTGATAGTTACGGGGTTGAAAAAGAATTAAGTAATTCTCAAGAAGAAGAAATTTGGTTACTAGAAATGGAAAAATGGGTTTACGAAAACGAAGGAGTAAGGGCTCCAATTATGTACCCATCAAAAGAAAAAGACGGAACATTTGATTTTTATGATTCTGAGGATAATGAATTACAATATAGAAGAGAAGGAAATAATTCGATATTATATAAGGAGGGTCAAGTTGTTCCACCAAGACAATTATATGACGATGAGGACACCGAAGAACATGAAACCGATCGTGAAAATAGGATTAGTGAAATAGACTCAGAGATAGATGATATAAAAGAAAGTCCTGATGGGGATCCTGACGAAAGTAGTATTGAAGAGGCGGTTGATAATTACTTAGAAAATGAGATAGGTTATGATCCAGCCGGATGGTTAGATAATATGGGTGGGGATATTTTCGATTTTATTGATACAAGAGAGTTATTAGATGATTTAGTTAGAAATGGGGATTATGGTGATTTAAATGGTTATGATGGTACTTATGATACAGTTAACATCAATGGTACTGATTATGTTGTAATGAGAATAGACTAATATTTACTGATTAACAAATTATGATTATTATTATGTCAAATGAGAAGAAAAAAGAAAATAGAATTTTTGATGGACACCGATTGGATGTTCGAAAAACCAATTGACAGAGAACACAAAGAATATAAATTATTGTCGTACTTTCAAAAAATGGGAGATAAACTCGATAAGATGGAACTTTATCCTGGGTTTATAGAACTTTCATTACATCTCGCAAATTTGCAGACACTTATTAAAGATAAAAAAATTATCTACACAAATAAGAAATTAGACTCAGTAGACGATGAGTTATTAGTTAAGGATCTAAAGTTAAAAGAGATACCCGAACTAAATGATGATGAATCAAAAGAATTTATACAAATATTAAGTTATAGTGCCCCTAGAATGTTAGAGTATTTTAACATAGCAAAATCTGTTTGGACAATAGTTTATGAGAATGTGGACATAAAACCAAATAGAAGAGCAAAAGAAACCCTGTCAGACACCGGGTACTTCTACTTCAACAACACATCAGATAATAAAATACATGTTTGGGAATATAACATAAAACCGGCGGCCAAAGGTTCCATGGAAAGTAAAACAAAGGTAAATTTAATTTATTCTGACGTTAAAGATTTGACATTTACGAAAATAATTAATAATTTTTCAATATGGAATTCTGAAAATAATAAGTTACCGGTTTTTGAAATGACAAGTAAAGGGATTTTTCCAATACAGGAAACATTGTTACCTATCTTTAAAAGAAAACTGATTTCATATATTAATCAGAAAAAAATCTCAGAAAATTTTAAAAAAGAAAAAGAAACGATTTAAATGGAACAAGTTAATCACCCCAACCATTACGGTGGTGAAGAAAATCCATACGAAGCAATCAAAGTCATTGATGCTTGGGATTTGGGTTTTAGTTTAGGGAACACCGTAAAATACATATCAAGAGCAGGTAAAAAAAATAAAGACAAAGAACTTGAGGACCTTAAAAAGGCTCTTTGGTATTTGCAACATCATATTGAAACATTAGAGAAAAAATGAGAATAGTAGTAACAGGAGGTGCCGGATTTATAGGTTCCGCATTTATAAATCACCTATTAGATAACTTTGAATGTGATGTTCTTTGTGTTGATAAACTTACATATGCTGGTCGTAGAAAAAACCTTAAACACAATGTACCATTTTTACATAAAGACATATGTAATGTTACAAGTGAGGATCTTGGTGAGTTTGATTACATTGTTCACTTTGCTGCCGAATCACATGTAGATAACTCAATTACTAATGGGTTACCGTTTGTTAGAACAAATGTTGAAGGAACCTTTAATCTACTTGAGATATCAAGAAAAAATAAAAAACTTAAAAAGTTTATACATATCTCAACCGATGAGGTATATGGTGATATGGATGAACATATTGCAATTAACCATACTGCGTTAGAAACTGACCATTTAAAACCAAGTTCATATTATTCCGCAACTAAAACCGCATCAGATATGTTGGTTTTGGCAGCAAATAGGACTTATGGGTTACCATACTTAATTACAAGAACATGTAATAATTTTGGCGAACACCAGTTTGAGGAGAAATTTTTACCAACAATTGCTAGATCCATTAATAATGGAAACTCAATACCGGTATACGGTGATGGTAAACAAGTAAGGGAGTGGATGTATGTTTATGATAATGTTAAAGTTATTTGTGATCTTTTATTTGATGATGAGGTTGTAAATGACATATATAATATTGGGACAACTTTTAGATTAACAAATTTGGACATTATTAAAAAGATTTCTTATATTCTAAATAAAGAAGTTGAAATTAAACACGTTGAGGATAGGTTAGGTCATGATAGAAAGTACGGACTTAATTGTTTTAAAATGGGGGATTATTACCTTAAAAAAGATGGAGAAACACCAAAGTTTTTAAATTTGTTCGATTACTTGGAAAGACAATATAAAAAATAATATGATAGAAACAGGAAAAATAATAACTGGAGATTGTGTTGAAGTGATGAAAACCTTACCTGAAGGTTGTGTTGATTTAATTGTTACCTCACCACCATACGGTGTTGGTATTGCTTATGATACTCATGATGATGACGTGGAGTTTCAAGAATACTTGGTCTTTGCAAGGAATTGGTTAACTGAAGCCTATAATGTGTTAAAAGATGATGGTAGAATTGCGTTAAACATACCGTATGAAATTAACAGACAAAAGAAAGGAGGAAGAATCTTTTTTGTTTCTGAGATGTATCAAATAATGAAAGAGATAGGGTTTGGGTTCTTTGGTATTGTTGACCTTGAAGAACAATCACCTCATCGTAGTAAAACAACTGCGTGGGGATCTTGGATGTCACCGTCAAGTCCTTATATATATAATCCAAAAGAATGTGTTATTTTGGCGTATAAAAAATTACACATAAAAAAGGTTAAAGGAGAACCACAGTGGAAGGGAACACCAACTGAAATTATTCAGGAGGATGGAACCATAAAAAATAAAGTGGTATATGAAGAACAAGATAAGAAAGAATTTATGGAACTTGTTTTTGGTCAGTGGAATTACTTTGCAGATACTAAATCACTCACCAAGGCGACCTTCTCAATGGACATCCCAACAAAGGCGATTAAAATATTGTCCTACAAAAACGATGTAGTATTAGACCCATTTGCTGGGTCAGGAACAAGTTTGGTAGCTGCAGAGATATTGGGGCGTAGATGGTTGGGTATTGAGTTATCGCCAAATTATACTGAGATTGCCAAAACAAGAGTTGAATATTTTAAAACATTAGGTCAAATAAAAGAAATCCCATTTTCATAAATGGGATTTTTTATTTTATATGGTATTTATTTAGTATGAAAAGACTAATTAAAGAATCGGGGATTAGAGACATCAAAAATTTATCAAAAAGATACCCTAAAGCAAAAATTTATTTTCATCAAGATTTAGATGGTGTAACAACCGCCATTGCGATGAAAGAATATTTAGAGTCAAATAACATAAATGTTGTGGATGCTGAAATTATTCAATATGGAGATAAAGAGTTTGCAATTAAAAAATTAGACGCTAAAGGTGATATAATGCCTGTTTTAGTTGATTTTGCTCACGGTAAACCAATGTTTGTTATTCATACAGATCACCACGACACTCAAGCCGGAGTTGAGGACGGAACTGCAACTTCTTTTAGAAGTTCAAGATCTAATGTAGAGACAATATCTCAAAGTGTTTCACCTAAAGAAATATTCCCTAATGAAGATATTACATTAATTTCTACCGTAGACTCCGCAAATTTTGCTCAATATAATATTTCTGTTGATGAAGTTATAAATTATCTATTTAAGATAGATAGAAATTCTGACGTTAAAAGAAATAAAATGTTAATGGGATTAGTTGCAAACAAATTACTATTGGCATTTAAAAACAAACCAGGATTCTTAGAGGAATTAGTTTTAGATTGTAAACCTTCTTTACTTAATATACTACTTAAGATAAAATCTATAATGAAAAGAGAAGGTTTTGATAATGAAGAAAAACTAACACAAAACCAACAAAAATATATTCAAAGTATGAATGTTAGCCCTAACGTAAATGTTAGTGGAAACATATTAGTACAATACGGTGGAGGTTATATGACACCACAAGGATCTTACGATAGATACACACCTTTTAAAAATAATCCTGACGCTGACTTTTTAGTTATTGCTTGGCCAATGGGATTAGTTCAGGCTTCCTGTAACCCATATAAAAAAGAAAGAGCACTTAAAGGTGTTGATTTAGGTGAAATAAAAAATGAGGTTTTGGATGAGATGAATCCAGAATTAGAAAGTATTATAGTCCCATTATCAACATTAAAAGTTGTTTCAGAACAAAAAGCAACATTCAAATCAGTCGGATTTACATTCAAAGACTTTATGGCGATATATGGCAAAAGTCCTTCCTTAAAAGTTTTTGGTAGAAAAGAGACATTGTTCCCGATTATAGAAAATATAATGGATAGACCTTACAGAAATTTAAGTGTAAAACAAGTTGCACTATTGGACAAAGTTGTGTTAAATGGTAGAGACATCATAAATGCTAATTCAGGTGGACATAAATGTATTACTAATATTTCAGGTATTAATTCTTTATATAGAAAAAAAGATGGGAATGGACAAAAAAGTTATGTTGATCTAACAAAAGAAATACAACAGAAGTTTTACGAAATTTTACAAACAAAGATTAATAGTGAAAAGTAATCTTATTACCCTCAACGATATTATATTCTTCACAATGTCCTGCCGGTATTTCTAATATCATATCACCATACCCTTCAAATCTTTCACACTCTTCTTCTTTACAAGGAAGACAGTTGTGGTGTATTTCCGTTACTTCGTTATTTTTTATGAATATAATATCTAAAGGGATTATACAGTTTTTCATCCAAAAACTATGATCACCATCTTCCATAATAAATAACATACCATCAAAAGAATTATTGAATTTTTTATTCATCATTCCATTTGAGATATCTTTTTGTGTGATAACAGGTTTAACTGTGTATTTGTTATTATTTATGATTATATCCATATTTATAAATATATTAACATGGCAGAATTTAACAGATATTCAGGTGTGGTGGTAAAAAACAAAGATAAAGTTTTACTTTGTAAAAGGTCACCGAATAAAACTTTACCAAATGAATGGTCCATACCATCTGGTAAGGTTGAAGGAAATGAAACCCCAAAAGAGGCGGCTATAAGGGAGTTTTATGAGGAAACTAATATTAAATTAAAAGGTGATTTAAATATTGTTGACATTCTTAATATGTACAAAAGAGATGGAGAAACTAAAAAAGGTCTTATGTATGTATATCAATATAATACAAATCAAGAAATTAATCCGGATCTAAAAAAGGCTAGAGATGGGTTTGAACATACCAAATGTGGGTATTTTACAAAAACAAATAACCCATTAAATGAAAAAAACAAAGATTTTAAGAAAATAATTATAAATATCTTTAATAAAGATTGATTTTTGTTAAAGTACCATATATTTATTTAACACAAAAAACATTACCCCTTTCAAAAATAGTAATGGTTTATCAAAATTAAATCCACAAAATTGTAAAATTTCTTTGTGGATTTTTTTTATCTAATATTTTCTTTTATATTTGTCTAAATAAAAAATATGAGAAGCACTAAATTGTATATTGCCGTGAATAGTCATCTTAGCGACGCATTGATTGAAATGGGATTTAATCCTGAGTTGGCTAAAGAAAGAATTCGGTTTGTTAAAATCCTAACAAACAGATACGAAGACCTTAGTCAGGAGATCTCAATTGACAAGTTGAATGAAATTTGGTTAGAAATGAAAAATTAATTATAATAAAATTTGTGGTTTTTAAATAAATAATGTATATTTGTGGTATGAATAAGACGGGTTTTAATATTAGAGTTATGAATGAAAAGTTTGGTGATCTTATCAACGAAACTTTCATGGACCAAATACAATTTAAATTGTTCCTTAAAATGATACACGGGTGTGTTGAATTAGGAGAAGACCTTACATTCTTCAATGGGGATACATTTTTTGTTAACATACCTAATAGAATTCTAAAAGACTCTGTTATTGTTACAAACATAAAGGAAATAACAATGGTAGAACAAGTTAAGAGTAAAATTGAAGCACTTGTAACAAAATAGTTTCTTTGTTAACTTTAAAACAAAGTGGTGGAAGATCGACACAATCTTTGTGCGACCCTAAAAAGAAATTAGAAATGATTTCTTTTTTTTTTTTGATTTTTTTAAGGAAGGTTGGTATTTATATAATAAATAAAGAAAAAAATACATTTTAATATGAAAAGAATAGTAAGATTAACTGAGTCAGATTTAGCTCGTATCGTTAGACGAGTTATTAATGAACAAGGTGAAGAACCTATAGGTATGCCAAATCCTTCAACACAGGGAGCTCAGCAGGCTGAAATGAGTAAGGGGCCTTTAGTAGGAACAATGGTTGTGCGTAACCCAGATGGTGAAGTTGAATTTGGAAAAAAAATTCAATTTAAATTCAGGGGTCTTAGAAACGCTGGAACTGCACCACTCACTATAACGAAAATTATGCCTATGAATGACAACATGAAAATTATTGATAGACAAACCCCTTTTATCTTAAAACCTGGTGACAGTTTTGGTTTTACCGCTGAACAGCTATTACAAAAGGGTGGTACTTCAACAGAAAATATGGACCAAAATGGTGTTGTAGATTATGACCAAACAATAATGGTAATGACTGACGGAAAAAAACAAAGATATCAATTATTTTGTCGTCAAAAAATGTTTTTCTTTGACGGAAATAGATAAAAAAATATTATAATATTTTAAACCCACCCCATAAAGGTGGGTTTTTTGTTTTATTAAAATTTTTATCATATCTTTGTGGTATGGAAAAAGTATTATATATTGTTAGAGGAATTCCGGGATCAGGAAAATCAACATTTGCAAAAACTTTGGGGGGACAACATTATGAAGCGGATATGTTCTTCATTAATGAGAATGGGGAATATAATTTTGATTTTACTAAAATCAAAGATGCTCACCAATGGTGCCAAGGAATGGTTAAAACAGACATGATATTGGAGTACCCAAAGATTGTGGTTTCCAATACCTCAACACAAGAGTGGGAACTTGAAGTATACTTTGAATTGGCAAAAGAATATGGGTATACTGTTTTTTCAGTGGTAGTTGAAAACAGGCATGGGGGAGTAAACCAACATGGAGTACCTGAAGATAAGTTAGAACAAATGCGTAATCGTTTTAATATAAAATTATGAGTTTTAAAAAAATATTGACAACAGGAAAAGTGTGGGTTACAAGTGACACACACTACGGTCACAAAAATATTGTAAGAGGAACTACCAATTGGAGAACACAAGATGGTGAAGTACCGGTGGATTCTACTCGTGACTTTCAAACTATTGAACAGATGAACGAACGTTTGATTGATGGTATAAATCATTTTGTGGGTCAGGAAGACACTCTAATTATGTTGGGTGATGTTTCATTTGGTGGATTTGATAATATTGGAATCTTTCTTGAAAGGTTGGTTTGTCACAACATTCACTTAATATTAGGGAATCACGATCACCATATTAACAGAAACTATGATTTTGTTCAAAAAAGGTTTTTAAGTGTTCAACATTATTTGGAAGTGAACATTGAAGGTAAAGATTTTGTGTTATGTCACTACCCACTACAAAGTTGGAATGGACTAAACAAAGGTGTAATACACCTTCATGGGCACGTTCACTTACCGGAAAATAGAAAATTTGGTAATGGTAGAAGAATGGACGTTGGTGTTGATGGTAATGGGATGGATCCATATAGTATTTCTGATATCATTAAAATAATGGATAAAAGAACAGTTGGTTCTGATATGTCAGGAGATCATCACTTGGATGGATTAGTTGGTGTTGTGGGTTAAATTGCAACACCATAATATTTATATGTATGACAAAAATTATTATTACAGAAAGACAAATGGATTTGATAGTAAAAAATCTATTAAGTGAGGCAGTTGGTGTTCCAGAAGGTATTATTGAATCGGCAGAAAAATTATATGAAATCATTTTGAATCTATTAAAAGGTATGGACGATTACAATACCACACAAACATTTACTGAAAACAATTTAGATTTAACAATATCTGATTATAAAATACACGAGTTAGAATTACGAGTTGAAATTAACGAAATGGATGATTATGATGGACCTCTTGTTATGATGTCTGCTGGAGTTGCAAGCCAATTTAATTTTGATAAAAAAATATTAATGAAGGTACATAAATTAGATAATAGTATTGAATTATCTTTAAATTTTGGATCAAATGAGGATAATTGGGATTCTGAAGACATTTATAACTATTTTAGTAAAGATAAGGTTGAATTTATATCTGTAATTGCTCACGAAATTAAACATAAGTTTGATAAACAAAAAAAAGAAACGGATTTGATAGGTAAAGATGCTGATTACCAAGCATACACTAGTTCAGGATTAAACTTTGGAATTCCAGTGATTAATGAATTTATGAGACACAGTTATTTTATTCAACACGTTGAGAACCTTGTTAGACCAACTGAAATTGCAACAAGAATGAAATTAACCGGTATTACAAAAGAAAAGTTTAGAGAATTTTTTGAAAACGATAAAGTAGTTAAAGAACTAAAAGAAATTAGAGATTTTAGTTATACTAATTTAGTTAAAAAACTACACGAACAAATGGATAGAATTGATTCTTTATTATCACATGCTGGAGTACCTTATGAAGATATGTCTGAAGATAAAAAAATATATGTACTTATGGATTTGGTTTATATTAATCTAATAAGTGCTAAAAAAGATATTTTTGATAGAATGACAGAGGATATGAATGATAGAGCCGCGGCATTTATGAGAATGATGGGTATGGGGCATATGGTTAAAGATAATAATAGTGAAGGATTGGAGAAAGTTAGAAATAAGTTTTTAAACCACATTGCTAGATACCGAAATAAAGAAGAACAGTTCTTTGTTGACGAGTGTGAAAGATTTAATTATGTTGCAACAAAATTAATTAAAAGACTTTCTAAAATTTATTCACTTATTCCTGACGAAAAGGAAACCACAAATGAATCAATAATTGATTGGGATCTACACCAAAAAATGATGGAGAAAAAACATGGAAAAAGAAAAATAGAAACCGAGTTTAAATTCAAACGTTAAATTAAAATCCTTTACTTTTTGTAAGGGATTTTTTATTTTAACTATATGAGAAAAATTATATTAGTTATATCGTTATTTACATTATCATTTATTAGTACCCCTAAAATATATAAAGGAACCGCAACATATTATGGTAAAAACTATACAGGTAGATTAACCGCATCAGGAGAAAGATTCCATAAAGATAGTCTAACTGCTGCACACAAGACATTCAAGTTTGGAACTGTCGTGAAAGTAACAAACCTCATCAATGACTCTATTAGATATGTTAAAATTAATGACAGATTACCTAAATCATCAAGTCACATTATTGATCTATCCTACGGTACCGCCAAACAAATGGATTTCTTAAGAAGAGGAGTAATACCAGTCTCACTTGAAATTGTGGATACGGTACCAATTAAAAAATAAATTAAATCCCTTCTTTACGGAGGGATTTTTTGTTTTATTAAAAAAACTTTTATATCTTTGTAAGGTGAAAAAGCCTTGTAAAGAATGCCCCCACTTCATTCGTAATCGTCACAACGATACTATTGTTGATTTTGCTGAGAGAACCGGTAAGAAACACAATTGTCATATGACAGAGGGAAAAAAAGATTTGTGGAATGTTAAAGATAAAAAATTAGAATGTTATGGAAGTAAAAACTAAATTTGGAACATATATAAAAATGGAAACAGAAACAAGTACAAAACTAACTGGTGATAAAATCACAGTATTTGTAGAAAGATTGAAAAAAATTGGAATTGATGTAAAACTATCAGGGAACTTTCCTTGGGTTTATATTACTGAGATCTGTGGTAAAAGAGTAACTGAAAAGTTTGAAGGAAATCACGGATTTACAATAATCTTTCTTCCTGGAAGAAACGATAGTCCACCATCTAATTTTACAGATATTACAGAGATATTCAAACTATTAAGAAAATATACAAATGAAACTAATTAAATTAACATCACATAGTGACAATAGTCCCATCTATATTAACATAGATGAAATCGGACATTTCAACGAAGGAGAAGTATCCAAAATGAATTCTAATGGTGTATTCAAACCGGAAAAATTTACCACAGTTGGTGTAACAACACATAATAATGGTGGGTTTAGAGTTAAAGAAACCCCAGAAGAAATTATTGTAAAAATTAAAATGATTAAAAACGCAAACAGTACACGAACAATATGAATTTAGACAAATTAACAATGGACGAACTTATTTCATTAAGAAATGAGATACAAGGAAGAATACATTCCTACACAGATGGGTATTTGTATATCTGTTCTGTCCGTCAGTTCGGTAGTGTATGGGAAGAAACCCCAAGTAGTTTATATGGTTTGAAAGAACTTTGTGATTCATATTACGGAGACAATGGTATTGTTGATGTTTATACTAACAACCCAAATTTGGAATTTCCTGAGATGGAGTTTGAAAATTATGGTGACGTTATGTTTATTAAATCCGAGGATGATTACAGAGAGTGGATTAAACATACTAAGACTAAAAACCTTATTGAAGATGTAACAAAACGACTTGATGAATGGGATGAAAGTAAAAATTTACCATTTAAGTACCGTCCTTCTTTTGCTCCACATTGGACAAGAGAAGATGTTAGTGAATGGGTTACAGAGTTTGAAAGTAAGAAGTGGGATTTTACTGAACCAAGATCTATGAAGATAAATTATCTTGAAGAAGATGGTGATAATTAAAAAAATAATTTATACCTTTGTATTATGGAATTAGAAAAATTTGAACAAGCAAAAAAAATAAAAGAAACACTTGATAGGTTGGAAACACAAAAATCTAAATTAGAATATGCACTTAAATCTTGTTCTTTGGGGGCAACAATTGCATACTCAAGAGGTGGAGAATTCCGAAGTAAAGGTGAAATCAATCTTTATGACACAGGAGCAATTAGGGGGATGTTAACTAAAGAACTTGAGAGAATAAATGGGGAAATAGAGTTAGTGAACAAAGAATTTGAAAATATATAAATATGGAAAATCAAAATAGTGTATCATACGTAGGGGTAATAGGTTCAGTATCTGAAATACCAGGTGCCGACAACATAGAATTAGTAACTGTTGGTGGTTGGAATGCCATAACTAAAAAAGGTGAATATAAGGTTGATGATCTTGTAGTTGTTGCAACTACTGATGCGGTAATACCAAAAGAATTATCAGATAAATTGGGGGTTACTAATTATTTACGTAAAGGTCAAAGAGTTAGGACTGTAAAACTTCGCGGGGTTTATTCTGAATGTCTTTTAATACCTAACAAATACATACCAGGTTTTGGGGATGTATATTATGTGGGGATGGACTTAATGGAAAAAATGGGAATACATAAGTATGAACCACCTGTAAAAACTATACAGTTAAGTGTAGGTGGACGTAAAGTGAAATACCACCAAAATCCTAACTTCAAAGTTTACTACAAGTTTCCTAATCAAAAGAACGTACCTGATATGTTCAGTGAGGAAGATGAGGTTGTTATAACTCGTAAGTTACACGGAACCAATGCTCGTTACGGGATAGTTAGAAAGAAAACACTTTCTTTGTGGGACCGAGTTAAAATGTTTTTTGGAAATGAGTGGGTGGCATTTGAGTATGTTTATGGTTCCCATAACGTTGAAAAAGGTTCAGACTCACAAGGGTTTTATGATACTAACGTATGGGAAAACATATCAAACAAATACAACATACGTCAAAAATTATGGGATCACGTAAAAGATACTTACTATCCAGATAAGTTAACTGAAGGTGTTGTTATATATGGTGAGATATACGGTGCCGGTATACAAAAAAACTATGAATACGGTTTAACTGATGTTAAGTTTGTTGGGTTTGATGTTGAAGTTGATGGTGAATACCAACCATACATAAATGAAACTGTACACTTTGATTGCCTACAATTACCACAAGTAGAATTATTATACCAAGGTAATTGGAATAAGGAGGAACAAGATAAGTTTGTGTTCAATAATAACATAGAAGGTACCAAAGTACCACACGAAGGTATAGTAGTTAAATCAGTAACTGGTGATCGTAGAAAAGTATCCAAAGTGATAAATCCCGACTACTTAATATACGGTGAAAAAAATAATGTTGGTGACTCTCACTAAGAGTCACCTTTTTTTATTAACTTTATAAAAATATATAAATAAACAATTATGATACAAACGGCAAGAGACATCATTTATGGTGTGTGCGATAAAACAGGAAAATGTGATTCGTACTTTGGATTCTTCAAAAATGAAGATGATGCAAAAAAAGAAATTAAAATCCAAGCAAACAGATTAAAAGAAGATCTTGGATATATGGACATTGTGGTTAAAGAAGATAGAGCCGTTATACTGAAAACAGATAGAGTAGAGGAGTTATTAATCGTTATACATAATTTTGTTTTAAGATGATGAATAAAAAATTTAACTTAGATCTAATACCGTTCCTATCAAAAAACCTTTTTTGGTATTCCATCATGGTATTAGTTAATAAATCATTTAACCCAATAGATTGGTGGATCTCCCAATATTTTTGGGGTGGGGTATTGTTTGTTATATTTGAATTTTTTATATTTAGTTCATGTCTAATAGAAAATAAAGAAGAAAATGGGAATTAAACAATTAAAAAAAGAAAATGATTATCTTAACATGACATTAGTTGAAATGTTAGGAAAGTTCGATACAAGTAAGACCAAAAAATATACTCAATTTTTGGTTAAAATGATAAATAAAAGAAGGGAGATTTTTAATAATGAAACTAAAGAAAATTACATACGTAATTTACAAAATAATCATTTGGATGAAGTTATTCCTAGTTCTGATTTTGATAATAATATGATAAGACATTATGTTTGTGATAGTCTTTTTAGTCATGATGCTATGGAAAGATTTGTTGAATTTTGTAAATTAATGGATAAAGGATTAGTTGATGAAAAAGACATTAGTAAATACGATTCTTGGGATATGTTAGAAATGCAACTTTTTGAGGCTAAGAATAAAGACATGTTCAAAAAGTCAAAAAAAGAAATTAGTATTATTTTTGAGGACGAGAATTATTTAATTTTTAGACCATTAAGTTATATGGCATCTTGTTCTTACGGGTATCAAACAAAATGGTGTACTGCAATGGTTAATGACGCATCGTATTTCTACAGTCATTCAAGAGGAGTTTTAATTTATTTAATTGATAAAAAAGAAAATAGAAAATTTGCATTCCATAGTCCTGTTAAAGAATTTTACGACATGGATTCACATGAAAATCTTGTATTTAAAACGTATAATCAAGAAGATAAACAAATAGACACAATCCAAACAGGTCTACCAATTAATATTATTAAGATCATTTTAATGGAGGCGGACACTAGTTTACCAACAACATTACCTAACTATAAGTTATTTTCGGAAGAGGAAAAAATTATTTTTAGAAAATACAATGGTTATGATACTGTAACAGAAGAATTGGTTGATGAATTACCAATGCCGACACAGGTGGAAGACTTTGCACCACGACTACGAGTTGTACCAAGATTAAGAAGACATGCTGGATCAATGATTCCTTTTCCTACTATTGTTAGAAGAGAAGAAACAACGGAAGAATATCTAACCAAATGTATCGTTGACCATATTAACGAGGACAATGATGATTAAATAATTGAAATAAAGAATGGAAAATAATACATATAAAAAAGTAACTTGGGAATGTGGTGAATGTAAAACACAACACGAGTCATTCTCAAATAGACGTTGGGACATGCAAATATGTGACTGCGGTAAAAGTGGTTATGATCTTGAAGAACATTACTCAAGAACTATGGGTAGTGTTAAATTAATAAAGGAAGAAACATTAATAGAAAATACAAATGAGGACTAAAGAAGAATGGGAAAATAGATATCAATGTGTTAGAAGATTGATGTCAGTTATGGATTCATTAACTGAGGACTTTAATGATAACCATCAAATCTTGGAGACTTGTGCCACAATGTTAAGAAACCCTATTATATTTGATAATAACGTTAAAGAGGTTAAATCAAAATTACCATTCCATGTTGAGAATATGGAAAAAGAAACGGATGATCACCTGATTGGAATGAGTAATATTGTTTTATATATACACAAAAAAGGTTTACATAAAAAATGGAAATCGGTAGAAGACTTTAAGAAAACTTTAAAGGCTTTAAATGTTTTATTACCGATAGAAAAGGCATTGAATAACAGTAAAATATTCAAACATGAATGGAATTTTAATTACGATAATATAGAGTCCTGTATTGAATGGGATAAAAAATTAGAATCTGTTGGGATCAAAGAATTGGTTTGTGATACAACAAAAGAAAAAATATCGGTCAAAAAAATAAAAGAACTTTGGTTCGAAGAAAATAAACATTATCTTTAAATTATGAATAGAAAAATTGAAACATTTTTGGCAATACTTTATGTATTAAACGTTGGAATGTGTATTGTATTAGAGAATTGGATTGCTATTGGAGGTTGGGGTTGTGCATTACTTGCACAATTAAGAATTATGGGAGTTATTAAAATTGATTAAATGAGACATCACGTAAACTTTTACACGAATAGGTTAGTTACCGAATGGTTAAAAAATGGTAAGATTATAATTGGTTGTGATCTTGATGATACAATTATTCCTTATAATGAAGAAATTAAAGACAACTGTAAAAAAATGGTCGATTTAATTTTGGAATGCCAAAAGGAAGGTATTATATTTTTAATCAATACCGCAAGAAGTGAATACCAATTAGAAAAAGCAAAAGAACAAGTTGAAGAACTTGGGATCACCGTACACGGAGTAAATAAAATGCATCCTGAATGGGATAAACCATATGGCGTAAATGGTAAGATATACGCTAATATATTCCTTGATGATAGAGGTGGTTTTTGGGACACTTATTGGATATTGACAAACGCTTTAACCATGGTTAAAATAGAAAGAAAAAATGGGGGTAAGAATGAATGATAATCACAGGACAGATCAGGAATTTGAAAACTTTTTGAAAAATATTGGTGGTATAAAAATTTCACATAAACCACACTTGGAATCAATAACAGAAAGAAAACGATTTGGTGTTGGAAATGGATGGTTAGGGATACTCCAAAGACTTTTTGAGGTATTAATAAAAATGGGATGGGACAAAAGTTTTATTAACGTTAAAGAAAAATTTGGTGGTATGAGCATATTTTTGGATAACCTACCAGAAAATGGGTTTTACTTTGTGGTGGAAGCGGAAAAAGAAACATTTTCTGTTTGTGAAGTTTGTGGAGAACCGGGAGAACAAAATAGTATTAAAGGTTGGGTTTATACTTTATGTGAAAATCATAGAGACGAAAAACTATATATTGAATACCAAGGAAAAACATATTTGACAAAATTATTGGAACCAATAAATAATGGTGATTTATATTACAACGCCAAGACTAATGAAATTATGGTTTGTGATGTTAATAATTTTTTTGATCCTTGGTCTTTAAAAGCCCATGAAGTTATAAAATAAAAATATTAACAAAATACTTGACACATATTAAAAAATAGTATATGTTTTGAAAACAATTAATGAAATTATGAATATTAAACAAGCACTTAAGTTAAAAAACAAATTGATTAAATCAATTAGTGATAACACAAAATTACTTCAAGAGTATAATACGGTTGAAGTCGGAAATGAAAGACCATATTCACCTGTATTATTGATGGGTAATATAACAAAATCAACATATGAGTTGATTGAATTAAAATCAAAAATTCATAGATCAAACGCTCCGATGTTTGAAAAGATTTTTGAAATGTCTGAATTAAAATCAAACATCAAAGCACTTCAAAAGTTGGATTGTACTGAAGGTAAATCTAATAGAGATCGTTACCGAATGGAAAGTGAATTAGTATTAACGTCGGAAGTTTCTTTGGTTGAAAGAAATGAAATTATTAGAGAAATGGAAGATAGAATTGAGGAACTCCAAGATGAAATGGATGTGTTCAATTCAAATACAGAAATATAATTTGAGGATAAGATTAAAGTTAAACTGTATCTACTTAGAAAACCGAATGGTTAGGTGAATGATTCTGATAATGTATAGTCCCAAACTCAATAATCAACTCTTGAAAATTCATTACTCTCATTATTTAAACTTCTTTATTTTTGTGGTTTTTAATCTTTGAATCAAATTATATAAAACCCCACTTAGGTGGGGTTTTTAATTTTATACCATATTTATTGTTATGAAATATGTTCTTAATGAATCACAAGCAAATGAGATATCAAAACAACTAATTAAAATGTCAGATAATGTTGGTTATTATGAAACATTAAGGGGATTTAAATTACCTTTATCTGCGGCTAAGATTTTTTTAAAACCAAAAAATGGAAATAACTTTAGTTGTCAAGAACTAACTGAGATAATGTTTTATTACATTTTTCAAACTAAAGATATACCAGAAATATTAAAAGTTGATGAAATAGAAATAACAAATGAAGAATATGATGGTAATGGATTTCATTGGAATACATCAATTATTAATGGGTCTGAGGTTGTAGAAACTACTTATGGATATGCTCAACCATTTTTATGTTCAAGTAGGCGGTCAATGATAATTAGTTTTCGTTTTGAATACTATACGAGAGGTGATTGGAAAGAACCTGATAATGATTATATTGAAGAAGATGAATTTCATCTTGAATTCACATACGATATGAGTGACATTGAGTTTAAAACTTTAGATCAGGTAATATCTTGGTATTTAAACGAATACCCAAAAATAGTTAAAATGTCCGCAAAGGAGTATTTTAAAAAGGCAAAAAGTTATAACGAAAAACATTCGTAATTATTTTATTTGTAAAATCAAAATTTTTTTATTATATTTGTATCTATGAAGGTTATATTTTTAGACAACGACGGAGTTATATGTCTCTCCAACAATTGGGGTGGACGAACTAAGAAATGGGCAAAATACCGTAGTGAAAACCCTGATGGTAGTAAAGAAAAAAAAGACTCACCTGTTGAATATCGTTTTGATGATTTTGACACAAAGGCTATTAAGGTACTTAATGAGATACTTGAAGAAACGGGAGCTGAAATTGTTGTAAGTTCAGATTGGAAATTACACGCAACTCTTGAAGAACTTGGAGATTACTACGAAAGTCAGGGTATTATCAAACGACCAATTGCTTTGACACCTAACATACAACATTGTACCGTTCATGGTAATTTATTTATGTGGTCACCACGATGGGAGTCAGAACAATTACGAACTATTGAAATTAAACAATATCTTCACGATCACCCTGAAATAACTCATTGGGTTTCTATAGATGATTTAAATATGGGTAAGATTGGGGAGCCTTGGAAGGATGAATGGGCAATTGATAATTTTGTATTAACACCAAAATCAAATGAAGGTATTAAACAATCAGGAGTTAAAGAAAAGATTTTAAACTACTTAGGATGAAAAATAAAAAAATAATAAATTAAAAACTTTTTTTAAAAGAATAATTGAGGTAATTAAAATATGGTAAATATAAATAATCTTTTAATCGGTATTGTTTTTGGGGGTTTGGCTCAGATACTAACATTTTTTCAACTACAAGGACAACTAAAATTTGATTGGATTAAAGATCACTATTGGTTGACAGTATTAACAGGTATACCAATATCTATGTTATTTATGTTTTCAGTAAAAAATATGATTTCTGCGTTTGGTGGTGAAATGTGGCCCTCCAGATTAATAGGTTTTAGTATAGGGGCAATGGTATTTACGTGGTTAAGTTGGGCGGTATTTAGTGAACCTCTAACAACAAAAACATACGTTTGTTTATTTTTATCATTTATGATATTAATAATACAACTACTTTGGAAGTGAAAAGACAGATATTAAAATTAATGTTATGGTTTTATTATAAATTCCCTAATAAAAAAAGAAAAAAAAGTATTTGGGAACTATAAAATTTTTTAAATGAAAAATATAAGACAAATATTCAAAAATAATGAACATCTAATGGATCTAACTCCTGTTGAAGAGTTAATTGATTATACTCAAGAACTTGAAGGTAAGGTGTTTGAAAAAAACATTGAGGACAATTATAGTAAGGAACATATGTTAAAATCTATGTTGCAGGATATATTAAATAGTTGTCGTGATATGGAGGAAACAAACAAACTTGCTGAAAGATACCCTGGTATGTATGAAAAAAGTGATGCAGAATCTTTAGTAAAAAATTTAAAAGATTATATTTTAGATATGAGTTTTATGAATAATTTAAGTTTATGAAAAAAAGAGTTTATTTGATTGATATTGACGGAACGGTATGTGATGACATAAAAAACGAGGATAGCGATCTATACTCAATTGCAAAACCATACGAAGGATCCAAGGAAGAGATAAATAAACTTTACGATGAAGGAAACAAAATTGTTTTTTTTACCGCTAGAGAGTATAAAGATAAAGGGACCACTCTTGCTTGGTTATGGAGACACGGATTCAAGTTTCATGACTTGATTACAGATAAACCAAGATGTTTAGAGGATGAAGAATATGTTTGGATTGATAATAAACCAGTAAGAGGTATTACCTATAAAGGCGAATGGGGACCGATAACGGAAACAAAAAACCAAGAAGTTGGTATTTTATTAAACTTTAAAAAATGAAAGAAATTATTTTAAAGGAAAATTGTTTTGGTCCTGACGTAGAAATTGATGGAGAATCTTTGTTCATACACGAATACGACAATAGAGATCCAAAGGTAGTTGAGGACATACAAGATGAGTTAATCTCAAGACTACACGAATTAAAAGGTGGAATGGGGATGAATGATTGGACTGTGATTGCCGAAATTATTGTTAATTTGTCTGATGAATATGAATATAATGTTGAGGAATCCGATGAAGGAACATCTTGCAATCAATGCGGAAACTACAACCATAAATACGTATATAATAAAAAATAAATGAAAAAAACAGTAAGATTATTCAACATAGATCAAAAAACTTATTTAGTTTCTGCTGATCCAATAAAAGTAGGGGACAATGCGGTTGTTACCGTAGGAGGAGAATTCCCAAGTGTGGTTAAATGTGAAAACGAACAAGTCTTGAACTTAATTATCGATTCAAAATTATCACTAACAAAGGCATTTAAAATTGTCGCTTTACCTGAACAACTTGACATAACAGATCAAGAAATGGTAATAATCGAACAAAATCAATGGTTTTGTCAAATAGATGAAGAAGAAAGTAAAGACGAAGTTAAAAAAGATTGGGGAGTATCATTTGCACCAACCAAAAAAGTAAAAATAATTGTTGAATAATATGAAAGATCCGGTTCTAATAGAAACAATTAAAGGATTAGGTACGGTTGATAAAATTTATGTTTCTGAATTAGGTTATCTAATGTTGAGAATATACTTTGAAAATGGTACATTTACAACATATAACTTAGGGAAACATGATCCTGAAAATAATATGTTTACAGATAAAATAATGAAAGATGAAAAAGTTAATTAGTGTTCTTATAGTATTACTCGTAGTTTCCTGTGGAAGAAACGATTATAGGTATAAAATAAAAGGTAGTGTTATTACCAATAAAGGTCCTCATCCGGCTATTTGGTATACAGATACAATTAGTTTTGATGGCGATACCGTATATTACTTTAATAGTGACGGATCTGAGGTAAGAATCTATCCACCATATATTCTAAAAGAAAATTTCTAATGATTAGGTATTTTTATATACTTGTATTAATATTACTAACAAGTTGTGGTAATTGGAAAGAGGTTAGCATTCCATATGATAAAGAATTATATTTAGAAACTCTACACGTTCATTTTTATGATCACAATACGTGTGAGTGGAGTTGTTTGGTTATGGAAGAAGGATTATACTGTGTTGATGATACTTTAAAGATGAATGTTAAAAAAAATAAAATAGGGGAAATAACAAAAGTAAAACTAATAAAATGAAAAAAGTATTTTTAGCGATTATGTTGGGTGTTATGGTAACATCTTGTACAGAGAACTCAAGAGTAAAAAGTTGGGGCGGAGACGGAACAATTACATTACCAAAAGGACAAAAATTAATTAATGTTACTTGGAAGGAAACCCAAGTTTGGTATTTGACAAGAGAAATGTCACCACAAGATTCTTGTCAGATTTATAAATTTCACGAAGAATCTTCTTGGGGAGTAATTGAAGGAACATATACAATTATTGAAACTAAATAATATGACAGAAAAAGAACTAATCCTTTTAGGATTTAAAAGTGAACTAATAGAAGAGCACGATGAAGATGACTCTTATTACTACGTGTTGGACATTGTTGATGGGTTGACATTCATTACACCAACTAACGAGGAAATAAAAGAAGGGAATTGGTATGTTGAGTTTTTTAATACGGATCCATTGGTTCGATTCGATAGTTTCGGACAGGTTCAAGGTTTAATAAATCAACTCACACTGGCTATAGTTAAATGATAAAAAATAAATAAAAAACATGAGTGAAGATAAAAAAATATTACAGGGTAAATTAATGAATACCCATAGACTTATATTAAATGAGGTTTCTGAAATAAGAGCAGCTAGTACTGAAACCACTTTAGAAGAAGATAGAAAAAAAATTGCACAACTTGAAAGAGAATTAAAGTTAATTGCAAATAGTTTATATAATCTTTATAAATAATGAAAACAGAAATACCTACACATGATCCATATACTGGTGAGTTAAATCCGTACTATGAGGAATTAACAGGTAAAAAAAATCCATTAATATCCGATAACAAGGATGATAACTATTGTTTTGATTTGTCATCACTCATTGGTAAAGAGTTTAGATATGACGGTAAGTACGGGTTATCCAATTGGACCGACAAGGTTAAAAATGTTGAAACAATAATGGGAATTCATGCCAATTTTAAGGAATCATTAAAACCTGTTAAAGAAGGTGAAGAACGTAAAAAGTTTGAAATATGTGGACATATAGTAAATTTATATGTAAGATCGACAAGAGGAAGAAATCACCTTTATGAATTAGAGAATTGTGTATTTATAAATTATTAATAAATGACAGATTTTAGTAAAACAAAAAAATGGATAGAAAAGGTTATTAAGTCCTGTAATACTTGGGATCAAATAACTACTTGTGAAAAACTAATAAAAAATTTCAAAACACAAATGAGTAAGTGTGATTATGATGATATGATATCCTTACCTTATATTGTTGATTTAAACTATAAGATTACTTTAAAACGTAAAGAACTTGTGGAAATAAATAATACCTTTAATAACTAAAAAATGGAAGAAAACACTACCCCTGAAAATCAAAATGAAGAATTAAACCAAGAGACTCAAGAAAACGAGCAAGAAGAAGTATCAAAGATTGATCTAATGAATTGCCCTTCTTGTGGGGAAAACAATAAAATAAAAATCCAAAGTCTAAGAAGAATTGACGGAAATAAAGTAAAACCTTTGGACATTTTAGTTTGTACCCAATGTGGAACTATGTACACAGATCCCGAAAAATTATTTGATAGTATCTAAAAAAAATTGTATCTTTGTGATATGATTTTAGAAAGACTTAAGGACATACCAAAAAATTCAGGTTGCTATTTGTTTAAAAACAACAAAGGGCAAATAATTTATGTTGGTATGTCAAAGTTCTTACCAAAAAGAGTCTCTTCATATTTCCAAAAAAATCAAACTGGTAAAACAAAAACCCTTGTTGAGAACATTCACGATGTTGAGTTTAAAATTACCTCATCAGAACAAGAGGCAATAATCCTTGAAGAAGAATTAATTAAACTATACAAACCAAAGTTTAATATCAAGGGTAAAGATGATAAGACCAGAAAATGGTCCTTATGTTTTACGGACGAAGAATTTCCTAAACTTGAAATAGTAAGAGATAAACAAGACGATAGAGTAAGTCTTGATTTTACTTCAGGAATGTTGTGTCGTGAAGTATATGATCTTATTCATGATATCTTTGAACTTCGTAGTTGTTCTTACGATCTTACAGAAGAAAATATTCTAAAAGAAAAATTTAAAAATTGTTTAGAATTTCATCTTGGTAGATGTAATGCCCCTTGCGTAAATGGTATTAAAAAGTTTTACTATAATGAAATAGTTCGTGACGTTAAAAAAGTTCTTTCTCTTGATTTGGATGGACTAAAGTCAAAGATAAAAAAATTAATGAAACATTATTCAAATAATACGGAATATGAAAAAGCTCAGACTATATTATCAAAACTTACAGTATTGGAAACAATTGATAATAAGTTAGAGGTAATAAGAATTCAGAAACGCAAAAAAAATATCTTTGAAATAAAGGATATTTTAAATCTGAAAAATATACCACAGGTTATTGAGGCTTTTGATAATTCACATAACCAAGGAGATTCTAATGTTGCGGCTTCAGTTAGGTTTGATGATGGGGTACCATTAAAATCTGAGTATCGTAAGTACAATATTAAAAGTTTTGTTGGTATTGATGACTACGCATCTTTTGATGAGGTCTTACAAAGAAGATTAAAAAGACTTATTGATGAAAAACAAAAACTACCTGATCTTATTTTAATTGATGGAGGTAAAGGACAATTAGGTGTTGCAAAAAGAGTATTTGAAAAACTTAATTTAACTGATAAGATAGACTTAATTTCAATATCTAAGGACTCTAATCATAAGTCTTCAGTTATTCATAAGATAGACGGTACGGAATTTAATATAAAGGATCATAAGAACTTTACACTTTTTGGTAAAATACAAGAAGAAGTACACAGATTTGCCATTAAATTCCACAGACAAAAACAATCTAAGAAAATATTTTCTTAATAATTGAATTTAATTTAAATTATTGTTATTTTTTACCAAATGGGTTTTAATAAAAGATTTTTAAGAAAAGAAGGAATATTGTTAAACGTTGACAATATTATGAAATATTTGGACTCAGATGCGGTTTATCTGACTGACGAATTCTCAAGGGAAGTTTATAAGTTATTTAATGAAGGAAAAACTGAAGAAGAAATAATGGATTACATAAATAAAAATAAATGAAAGTTAGATTAGAATACACATTATTTAATTGATCAATGACTTAAATAAATAAATAATAATATGAGAAAAATTGTAAAATGGTTTGAGATGAACTTTGGGTGGTTCTTCGTTAATGGTAGGAAACAAGCTGCGTGGGCAGAATACTTAAGAAAAAAATATGGAAATGAAAAAAATTGAAGTGAATTTAGGAGTCGGGATGAATATGTTTTTTCCTGAACCGGTAACGATTGTTATTGAAGATGAGGTTAATGACGAACCAGTAAAAAAACGAGGACGTAAACCAAAGGTTAAAAAAGAAATTGATATTGAAAAACAATAAGTTATGTCTTACTATAGAATTAAAATTGAAGAACGTAACAACGGACAAAAACTTTATATACCACAAGTTTGTAAATTAGAAATTAAAAAAAGATTGTTCAAACAAACACAAGAACTTGTCTGGTATAATATCCATAAGATTGGGGTAGCCTTTGGTATATCAACTACAATTACTGCTAAATATGGTAATGAGGAAGACGCATTGAAAGTTATTGAGAGTTATAAAAATAAACATCAGGTGGAGAAAGATAACGAAGTTAAATCAACAACTTATAAAACAATTGACTGATGAAAAAAGTTTATATATTTTTTTGGTGGTTACGGAATTATCCAGAAATAGTTTGGATGAAAATTAAATCAAAACAAAGATGAGTAAACGAGAAATCAAAAAATGTGTTTTAGAAATTTTAGATACATTATATGTTAGAAACGACGGATTTGATGATTGGTGGAATAATTTAAGTGGTGATATTGAAAATGAAATAACTGTAGAACTTGAATCTATAATTGAAAGGAGATTAAATAAAAACAAAGATGAATAAAGAACAATCAAAAGACGAGTTAATTAATGTGTTATATGGTCAAGTAATTGATCTAACAATGATGTCCAAGATTGAATTGGGTGATGATGTAATTGAGGAAATTAAACGACTCAAAGGTATCATTAATCAAACGGAAACAAAATTTAAAGTGGGAGACAAGGCTCACAAACCAAAAGGTTATAAATTTCCTTGCACAATCGTAGGTGTATTTGAAACAATTGCTGGTGAAGTCCGGGTGATTGGTGAAATGGACGAATACGGATTATTACACATCTTCAACGAAAATCAATTAGAACATTATGAATAATTTAGATAAACAATACACAGATTTACTCCAGGACATTTTAGATAATGGGGTTACAAAAATGGATCGTACTGGTACAGGAACACTATCTGTATTTGGAAGACAGATTAGACACAAGATGTCAGAAGGATTTCCTTTACTTACAACAAAGAAGATGGCTTGGAAGACAATGGTAACAGAGTTGTTATGGTTTTTAAGGGGTGATTCAGATATTAGGTTTTTATGGGAAAATAATTGTTCTATTTGGGATGGGGACTGGCACAAAAAGTATAAAACAACTTGTTCTGAACCATATACACTTGAAGAGGTTAAACAGAAAGTAAAAGACGGTAATCATTCTTTCCACGATTCAATGTTTGATATGGGACTAATCTACGGTAAGCAATGGAGAAGTTGGGGTGGTTATAAAAAAGTCCCTTCTGGTTGGAATCATGGTTCTGTAACCCATTATAAAGAAGTCCCTAAGAATGACCAAATTGCGAACCTAATCCACGACCTTAAAACAAATCCAGATTCAAGACGATTAATGGTTAACGCATGGAATGTTGCAGAAATTGACAAAATGACTCTACCACCCTGTCATTATGGATTTCAAGTTTATACAAGAGAGTTGAGTGCTAGTGAAAGAATCACGTATAAAAACACTAAACAAATTAATTTATTGGATTCAAATGAATTGTTTGATTTTATAAAAAGTAATGTTAGTATAGATTTAGATAATGAGGTTCATAAAGAATGTGACAAATTTAATATCCCAACCAGAGCAATCTCTTTAATGTGGTTGCAAAGATCCGGCGACACTTTTTTAGGTTTGCCATTCAATATTGCGTCTTACGGATTACTACTAGAAATCATTGCAAAGTCAGTTAATATGGTTCCTGATGAATTGATTGGTAATTTGGGTGATACACATTTGTATTTGAATCATATTGAACAAGCAAAAGAACAGATTGGCAGAAAACTAGATTTAGATGAAAGAAGAGAAATGGTTACTCAAGAAATGTTTAATCAAATCTATAATGGTGGAGACAGTAGCACATTATCACATTCTGAAATTGATCAATGGAATGTACCAACCCGAACAAGAGAACCATATACACTACCAATCCTAAACATCAACACTGAGTTTTGGCCAACTGAATCAGGTGAGTGCGGTGTAGGATCTATAGATGCCGTTAAGGTATTTGAATCATTTAAAGATGATAATTTTTGTAAATGTTTATTAGAAGATGACATCCAATTAAGTAACTACCAATCACACCCACATATTAAAGCACCACTTTCTAATTAGTAGATGAAAAAAATTATTGAAATATTTAAACAGTTCAAAATTGAGTTGACTTGGATATATTTTTTTATGTTAGTAACGGAATTGTCAAATTTAGCAACTCCTTTTTTACTTGGAAAAAGTATTGACGGGTTAATAGATGGTACATGGTTTTGGTTAATATTTCTTGGGATATCATATTTTACATCTAATTTTTTTAACTATAAAAGGATGGTTTATGATACAAAAGTTTATACAAGAATTTACAATACTATTGTCTTTAGGTTTTTAAAAAATAACAATGACGATGTGTCAACAAAAATGGCAAGAACGGATATGGCTCATCAAATTGTTGATGTGTTAGAAGGATATGTACATTATTATATTGCAACAATAGTAACAATAGTTGGATCTATAGGGTTTATTTATTCGGAAAATTGGAGGGTTGGTTTACTGGTGACTTTGTCTTTTGTTCTAATATTACTTGGTGTATCGGTTTATTATAAAAAAATTAAACAGGCAATTAAGATTAAAAATAATCAATATGAAAAAAAGAATGGTGCAATACAATTGGGGTATGAACAATCTGTTTCGTTTTTTAATAGAAAAAGAAAATTAGAAATTTTTGAATCAACATTACAAGGTAAGAATTGGTTTTTGGTTGGATTCATTAAAAATATATTTTTATTTTTATCTGTTATTTTACTTGTTACTACCACTAAAAATATTACAATAGGTAGTGTTGTTACGGTTTATTCATATGTTAATAATTTTTTAATATCTTTATTATCCGTACCTGTGGCAGTTGAAATGTACTCAAGACTTAGTGATATATTAAAAAGAATAAATTAAAAATTATGATACACCAAATAAAAACCTTTGATGGTAATATTCTTGTGGAGGTTAGAATTGTTGACTATGGTACGGAATTCTTTACCTCAAACGAACTTTCCATTCTTAGACAAAAAATTATGGATGCAAACAAGGAACACGGTTTACAATTTGAGAATGATTTCTCATATTTAAATGGAATTAAAGAAGAAATAATAAACGATAAATTCACCGAAATAAGTGAAAAATGGGGATTAAATTATGAAACTAAAAGAATTACTAACTAACACATTTGGTGAAAATGTATCTTATCCAAACGATCAATTTAGAAAATTAGAATTGGAACCACTAAAAGAAGAACTATTAAAATGTGATGAATTTTCTGAATGTGAGGGAATTGAATTTATGGAATTCCCAGTTCAATTAATTGAAGGGAAATCATATTCCGCACAAACAATGAAACTTGGGGATAATACAAAATTTGATGGGAAAGTTTTCTTATATAATTTAAGTTTTACTCCTGAAATGTTTGACCCAAACTCATTACATACACCGGCTAAGAATGGTGCATTAATCACACCAGCATTATATAATCCAATAACATTTGAACCAACAAAAAAAATTGTATTAACTTTTTCGCCTGAAATGGTTCAAGATGTATCAGGAGCTAATGATGAATTAACATTGAGAAATGATATTCACAAGTTATTAGATGACGTATTGGACAATCCTGAAGAATATAAAGTAAAAGGTGAGAGAGGTATAATGGTAAGAGGTGTTTTTAAAACTAAAAATGTTGATAGAAAACAACCACCATATTTAACAGGAACACCTATGGAACCTAATAGTTATATGGCGTATTATATGGAAAAAACGTTAGATCAAACACCAAATCAACTTAGTTTAACATTAAAAAGTAAACCAATACCAAAACACCTAAAAGATGAATTTATTAAAAGATTTACGGACAATGGTGGTATTGCTACCGCAACAACAGAAGAGATAGAAAACTTTATAAAAGAAAAAACTATGGAAAGAGACACATCGTGGGATGATCCACAATTATCAGATGGTGATATGCCAATCAGACAACAGAACGCACTTAAAAATACATTTCCTGATATGGAAATCCAAAAGGAAGTTGAACCACAAACACAACTTGAAGAACTAAACGACTATTTGAGGTTATTAGCTGATATGGATAATATTGGTATTAGAAGAAAACTTTTTCTTCTTGAGGGATATATGAATAAAGTTATAAGTCAATTAAAAAATAATATTAAATAATATGAAAAAACTATTATCTATTATATGTTTGTTACTTATTGTAACTTCGTGTAAAACAAAATCTAATTGTGATGCTTACTCACAATTTTTAAAAAAACAAACGGACTCTCTTGAATCCCAAATTAAAAATAAAAAAGATTCTATTAATTTATTAAACAATTACATAGTTTTCTTAGAAAATGAAACACAGTTTTTAGGTAGTGTTCTTGCGGAAAAAGAATTAGAAGATGGTATTGAATAACAAATAAATTAAACAAATAAATAATTAAAAATGAAAAAAAGAACGCTCAACGAAATAAGACAAGAGAAAGAATTTGGTTACAAACCACCGGTAGATAAAAAAACAAAACCGAAACAAGATTTTGAAATTAAAATTACCATTACAGATGGTGATAAAAAAACAAAGGGTAAAATTAATCTTAATGATTATAAAGTTGCGTTGGTGTCAAACGGTGTTAGTTTAGTTGATGAGATGATTGATGTTTTATTAAAAGAAATTGATAAAACTGTTACGACAAACAATTAAATAATGAAATCAAGTCTAATATTAACCATCCTTTTGTTTTTTAATACATTTACATCTGTATCTCAGATAATAGGAACAACATATAAACTTGATAGTATAGAAATTGCACAATATGATTTACCAACAGAGGTAACATGGTATAACGCTAAAAGGGAGTGTAAAGAATTAGGTAAAGGTTGGAGATTACCAACTAAAGATGAATTAGATAAAATGTATGATAATAAGGACCTTATAGGTAATTTTATTAATACCAATTATTGGAGTTCTACAGAGTATAATTCTGATTATGTTTGGATGCAAGTGTTTACACATAAACTTATTGCAATAACCTTAAAAGAAGGACATATTAATGCTAGAGCGGTTAAGTCAATTAAATAAACAATCTATGATAGAAGACATAAAAATCATCCACTTAAAAAGCAATGCACAGCAGTTAGAGACTTGGATTGCTATGTTGAATGGAGATATTGTAGGTCACATATACATGGAGCGAGAAGAAAACAATAAAATTAAATTCTTAGATGCTTGGGTACACGAAGAGCATAGACTCAAAGGTATCTTCAGGAGGTTATGGGATACAAGGTGGGAATATGTAAGAGAGAGGTATAAAGGTTTCACTGTATATGCTTGGTGTAAACCAGGATCTTTACCATTACTTTTAGAAAAAGGTTTTACTGAAGGTGAAACTTGCACATATGTTGAAAAAATAATAAGTTAATGTCGAATAAAAAACCTGATAGTTTTGTAGATAATGCAGCTCTATTACCTTATGGTAGTAATATTGGGGCACCTGCAATATATGTTCCTAATATACAAAATTGGAAAGAACCAAGAATTGTTAATGTTAATCAACAATTCCAAGATAAGTTTAATGAGTTAAAGAAAGAATATCAAAAACTAATTGATGAATATAAATGGAATGATTTAGTTTATAAAGCAAAGTTTAGTTTTGAACCTGTAATTGGAAAAATATATCATCTTTATTATGGTAAAGAAGGAAATGTTTTTTTATCTTTGATAGGTCCAAAAGAATGGAATCGTGAACACATTGGGTCTTTTAAATATAATCACGATAATAAATGGATTAAAATAAATTGATATGTTATACAAATTAAGATACAAATTATTAAAATATATTTTAAGAAAACTTAGATAACCAAAATTTTTTTTATATATTTAAAATAAAACAATATAAATTATGAAAAGATATCCCGCATTATTCATTAAATGGTTGGCGAACCGTTTTGGATACAAAATAGGAATGATTAAAATTGATGGTAATAATAAACAGGATAGAGGAAAATCTTTCATACCTCACTCAATAATTGAGGGGGATAGAGAGTTATTGAGATACTTAGATATTTCAGGATACGTTTTTAAAAAAGAACCATTTGATAGATTTAAAAAATGATTAAAAAACTATTTAATTTTTTAGGTTGGTTAGAACAACAAAGAATAAACGCGATGTCACAATCTAATAGAGGGTGGGGATAAAAAGAATCCACGTTAACCAACACCACGTCAGGTCCAATAAAACAAAGGACACAGATCTTCCTGTTATCACAATTAAGGAGGGTAAAACAAATACGTACTGTAATGAAGTAGAAATACTTGGACCAAGTAAAATAAAGTATTGTGGTAGTGGAGATAAAAAACCAATTATTAGTTGTGGTGCAAGAGTGGTTATTGAAACAGAAAGTGAAATTAAAATTATAAGTTAATTTTTTTTATTTAATAAAATTCCTTATATTTGTACTATGAAAAAAAGAATCACATTTATAAGCGACACCCACACCAAACACGATAAACTTAGTGGGTTCTTGACTGGTGGAGATATTCTTGTCCACGCCGGTGACTTAACAGGACGTGGTTATATTACTGAAATAGAAAACTTTGCTAAATGGTATGATAACATCAATAACTACGACACTAAAGTTTTTATTGCAGGAAATCACGATTTTGGATTCCAAGATGATAATGAAAAAGTTAAAGGATTACTTACAGGTTATAAAACAATAGATTATCTTCAAGATGATTGGATGGGTATTGGTGAAGATGTAGACACTATGGTAAAAATATGGGGAACACCTTGGCAACCTGAGTTTCATAATTGGGCATTCAATCTTCCTCGTGGTGAGAAGTTAAAAGAGAAGTGGGATATGATTCCAGTAAATACTGATATCCTTATCACTCACGGACCACCATTCGGTAAATTGGATTACGTACCTTACGATAACGTAAATGTTGGTTGTGAAGAACTTATGAAACGAGTTCAAGAAATAAAACCAAAAATCCACGTATTTGGACACATCCACGAAGGTTATGGATATGTGTTTGATGGTAATACTCACTTTATCAATGCATCGGTTTTAAATGGTCGATATGAATACCGAAACAAACCAGTAACTATTGATTGGGATTCTGAGACTAATGAGATTGAATTTATTTAAAATAATATAAGCCTTATATTTATAGAGATATGAATAAAAGGCTTATATTATTTTTTGAACTTTTAAAACAAATGGGGGTTAGTCTTGGTGAAATCAATATGACTTTGGATAGAAATCGTATTGAGGATTGGGATGAATCAATAATATATGATGTAAAAGATCGAAGACAATCAAGAAAGTTACCAAATTTTTTAGTGAAAGTAATTGAAGATCTATTGGAAGAATACGAATACAAGTTTGATAGATACAATAATTACGATATTGATGAATATTGGTATTTAACTATTCTTATTAATACAGAAGTAAAAGAAATAAACTTCCGAAGTTCCTGTAAACAGGAAAAAGAGGATGAATTTGAAAGGGAATACATTTTAAATGACTTAAAAGAAGATACAAGAAATATTATTAATGTATTAACAAATAACAATGAAAACATTGTTGATATAGAATTTTATGGAAATTGGGATGACGGATCAATCACAAAAGTTTATGTTAATAATAATAAATATGAATTTGATGATGATGAAAATTATTGGACAGTTGTTAACGAATTAATGATTTTACGTGAAGGTAAATATTGGAATGAAGGTGTGGGATCTAAAGGTGAAGTAAGATTATGGGGTGATGATATTTTAATGAGTGGATTTGATTATACTGAAGAATATGAACCAACTAATTTAAATTTAACAATAAAACCTGAAGACTATAAATAAACAATATATTTATAATAAAAAAAACTATGAAAATTAATGAAAAAGATCTAACCAATAAATTATTTGAAGAATTAAAAAAACGTAGATTGTTCGAAGAAGATGAGGACGAGGATGATCAAGACGATGATGATAACGATCAAGAAGAAGACGATGATGATGAGGAGGATGATGAGGATGACCAAGAAGATGACGGTAATGAAGATTTTTGTGAAATGGTTTGTAACATCTTACATTCAAGAAACCAAGCACACGTATTTCACCTTCAAACACAATCATTTGCCGAACACAATGCATTAAACAATTACTATGATGGAGTTGTTGATTTATTTGATGGGATTATAGAATCTTACCAAGGTAAATACGGAATTATTAAAAACTTCAAAACATTTAAAATTGAACAATATAAAAACTGTAAAAAAACAATTTCTTATTTTGAAAAATTATTAGATATAATTGATGAAAATAGAGAATCTATTGAAGATAGTTATATTCAAAATCAAATTGATACGGTACAGGAGTTAATTAACTCAACAATCTATAAATTGAAATTTCTTAAATGAAAATAATAATAAATGAAAATGAAAAGGATCAAATCTCCTCACAACACGAGGAGATTGATCGTTCATTATTAAACTTCTTAATAAGAAGAGTCAAAATAGAAAAAAAAAATTTAGGTTCTGATTGGTATAATGAAAAACCATTAGAAGTTACCGAATATAGATTTGAAGGATTTCCTGGTTTTGGTTTTAATAGTTTCAGTAGTAAAAAAGATATGGAAAGAAAAACTATTGAAATGTTAGTTGAGGAAACTGATATGGTTGGTGATTGGTTTTTTGGTTCAAATAATGTCAACAACCCAGAAAGACAAAAATTTATGAAAACAATTAGAAATTTTTTAAATTTCATATTGTCAGATCAAAAATAAAATACTATATTTGTAGAAGTATTAATTAAAACAAAAAAATAAAAAAATGGGAAAGGGTACAACAAAAGGTCGTTACATTTGTAAAGTTGGTTTTTTAGATGTTTACGCGGCAGATGCAATGAGAAAAAAACCAGGAAGAGGAGAAAACAAAGAAGTTGCCTCAACTACTTATCAAATCATACACGCTAAAAATATTAAAGAACGTGGGTTTAAAACCAAAGACCAAGCGGTGGCTAAAGCAACCGAAATGATGGAATACCATATGATAAAGAAATAAAAAGATAAAGTCGGATGAAAGTTCGACTTTTTTATTTTTTAATCATCCCATTGGGAATCAATATATAGGTAGTCTAAACCAAAATCTAATTGAATCGTGTGAACATAACCCTCAAGTTCTCCTCTTAACCAATTCTCAATATCATTCCAAAGATCATCGTACTTTTCGTCCCAAAGTTCATCCCAAGTCAATCTACCTTCATCAGTTAATAATGTCGCATCTTTAATCATAAAACCAAATTCTAAAGTTTGTTTTACAATGTTTTCGTCATAAGATTCATTAAAAATACGAGTAATCAAAATTTCAAATTTGTCTTCAGGGTTAATAGGTTGATTCGCTTTTCGCATGTCAACATCCGTAACAGTTAAATTTGTCATGTAACGATCAAATAATTTAAAAGACTCATCACTACCACCAACAAATTCATTATACCACTTATCTATTTGCTTAATATATTTAGATAAGTTTTTTCTACGAATATCTACGTAACCTATTTTAGGTATTTTACCTGAATTTACTTCGTTAGTCCAAATATCCCAAAAATATTTTTTTAACGTTTCTAAATGAGAATTTTCTCTAAGTATAGTCCTAACAAGATCTTTCATATTTAAATAAATACTACAAAAACATGAAGTAAAAAACTATATTTATTAAAAAGTAAAAATTATGGCACACCCACAAATACATGCAAAAAGTTCTGTTAAAAAATATGGAGGAAAAGTTGAAGATTACATAAAGATACATGAATGGTTTGATGAAACAAAAGCATGGATTGGACACTCATATCATAGGGCGTTTAGACACCATAGTGAGGGTATATTTGAATGTGAAAAAGTGTTCGGACCATCATTTCAAAACAGTGATGGAAAAACGGTTTATACCAGATATGTTGGTGAGGATCATGTTAAAGAAGACTGCTTTAATCACGTACCATCTGCGAAAGAATGGATAAAAGCATTACAAGAAAAAGAAAAACCAATGTGGATGATTAGAACTTTGGATCTTAAATTTGATGATTAGATATTTATAACTATGGAAAAAAGAATTTTTGATAATATTATGAACTTTTTATCATCTTATGAACAAAATGAGATAAGATTTGAATGGACAATGTGGGAGGCAGGTATTGAAAATGTAGATTGGGAATATGGAAGTAATGATTTAGGCAGAAAAAAAATACCGTCATCTATAATGAATATTATTGTTAGTATTATTGAAGAATTTGCAACTGACAATTTATTAGATAACGCATATAGTGAAACTGAAGGGTATCAGTTAGTGGCAATATTTAGACCAAAAAATAAAACACTTGAATTAAGAGTTTCTGTTGAAGAATATGTTGATCATGATACATATAATGAACGTAAATTTCCTATTGAAACTTCAGATACAATAAAATATATGAATGAAAAAAAAATATCAATTATTAATTTTTCATATGATGGTGGTGGTGATAGTGGGCAAATAAATTCAGTGTCTGTTGATGGTAAAGAAGAGAGTATTTACACTTGGGAACATAATGAGGAAACTATGCCTATTGTAAACATGGCATATGATTACTTAGAATCGGAACATAGTGGATGGGAACTTGATGATGGATCATCAGGGACATTACAAATAAGTAATAATGGATTTATTAGTAGTTCACACATTTGGTCATCAAGAGAATGGTATGATTCTGGAATGGAAAAAATAATCACAAGAGACGATTTTAAATAAAAAAATGAAAATAATTCTTACAGAATCACAGTTTAATTACCTAAAAGAAAATCTTGATCAGGTACTTGACCTATATTCAAAAATGAATAAAGGTGAAGATTTAAAACCATCAGAAAAAGATATATTGAGAGCCTTTAAAAGTTTTACGGAAAGAGGAGGTAATCCAGAAGATTTCATATTTGATATTGAAGATGTTCACAAGGTTGATGAAAGAGAGGGAATGAGATTTAAATATAATCTAAAAGGTAGGACATTTAGATTTGAATTCTCCGAAGAAATTAATAAAGGTGATGAGGTAGAATATTATGGAGAAATAACATTCAATGGAGATGAGTTTCTTGGCGTTATTGTTACAGATAAAAGAGGGTATTTAACTGACTATGATTTTTATAGTGTATTAAATGATGATGACGTAAGATTACAAGACACATTAAAAAGTGAAGACAGTGAATCTGAAATTCAAAACTTCTTCCAAGAAGAAATAATTAACACTTTAAAAAGATGAAAATTATAATTACAGAAAGACAGTCAGATAAATTATTTGGAGATAACATAGTTTGTAAAAAGTGTGATCATTCATGGAAAATGAAAAAAAATGATGATCATCCTTTTATCTGTTATATATGTGGTTGGGATCAAAAAGTAAAAAGATATAAAGACAAAGAATTATTAAAATTTTGGGAAAGTTATGAGTAAACTTTTAACGGAAATAAGTAGGATACATGAGTTAATGGGATTGAAAAATTTTATTAATGAATCTTTTTTATATAATAAATTTTTATTAAATGAGAATACTGGTTACGGCGATGCGATGCAAATAATTAAATCCTTAGTGAAAAAAACCACACAAAATCTTACAGATATTGAAAAAGGATACCTTAAAAATATTATTGAAGAGTTTAACCAAAAATATGGTGACGAATATGGTAATTTGGTTGATGAAGGAAAAATGACAGATTTAATTAGAACAAATTTAACAAAAATAATTAACAATTTACCTGAAAATGATGTTTTTAGATTTTTTGATAATGTAATAACAAGAGTAACAAGAAATGATATAGCAACCGCAGGTTTAAACTCTGTTATTACATTAAATGATGCGTTTAAAAAAATAATGGATCAACAAATTAATGCTAATAATTCTACTTTTTTGGATTCCTTAAAATATGTTTATAATAAAGGAGGAATAAAAAATTCTGATTTACCTGAAGAGTTAATTAACGAACTTGAAGGTAAAATTTTATCTTTAATAGATGAAATTCCTACAGACAACCCTATGGGTAAATATTTATTAGACATTAAAAATCAAATTGATGAGTTTAGAGGTAATGAAAAACAAATTAGTGGTGATGTAAAAACTAATATGAATGACTTAAAGACTGCATTAACAATTGCGGACACAAATGTAGGTGTGTTAACAATAAAAGACATATCCGATAAACTAAAAGTACTTGCCAATAGTGACCAATCAATAAGACAGGGAGAATACTTAGATATTACCACAGATATTGCCAATCAAACAGAATTAAAAAAATTAATGGGGAATGACAAAGAAAACTTTATAAAAAATCTAAATACATTTGAGGATTTAGAAAATTTATGGATCATAATACAACATTCAGATAATGACATAGAATTTCAAAAAGAGATACTTAAAATTTTACAAAATAACCAACAAACCTTAGAAACAAAATTCTCAACTAATTCGCAAGATATAAAGATGGGTATTGCAATGTTAGAAGATAGAGTAATGGTTAATACAAACACTAGTGTTGTTGGTTACAGGGATAGTGGGATGGAAGATTTTGGGGAATTAATTAATGGTAAACAAACATATGGATCACAAGGAGGAGTAAATGAAAATGGGGAATGGATCCCAAGACCAATAGAATTAGATGGTAAAATCTATTTCTATGAAAGTCCCCAAAGACTAATAGATGACGTTGAATTTTTAAATAAATTAAACGAAAAAAGATCTTTAATGGGTTTAGGATCAATGGAGGATTATTTAAAAAAAATGAATAAAACAGATAATTTTATTGATGACTTGGTCGATGAAGTTATTCAGATTGAGGTAAAAGGAAATGACAAAATAGTACATGATATTTTTGGAAAAAATGGGATATATTATAGTAAAGGTATAGGTTTAATTAGAGATTTGGGGGATAAATTTCTTAAAGATTATAAAAAATTATATGTTGAAGGAGCCTCTAAACAGGAAATTGAAGAATATTTAAAAGGTTTAGAATTATTAAAAAGTAAATTTGGGGACAAAAAAATTTACACCACCACAATGGAAGGTGGAACAAAAAAAATGACTTTAGATGAATTTATTAATGATGTTAAAAACAATTATAAAAGAATTTATGATGAAAATGGCGATTGGTCACCTTTAAATAAATTAGATACAAATTATAGAGATAATCCACTTGAGTTGACAACTTTTATAAAAACAATTTTAACTAAAGATGAATATGATGATTTTGTTAAAAAAATACAAGATTATAATAAGGCAGTTAAAGATACCCCAGAAAAACTAAAATTAAAAAATGAATTAGACAAAGAATTTGAAAATATAAAACTTAAATTAAATCAAAATGAAAAATACGTAAAAAATTGGATTAATAGGGTTGATGATATAACAAAAAACATAAAAAAAAATACAGCGGTAGGTGATTTCTCCGAACAAAAAGTTAATGAATTATTTGAAAAAAATGGATTAAAAGTCGAATACACCGCAAGTAACGGATCTCCTATAGATACTCAATTAAGTATTGACCAAATAATTATTGACACAAAAAATATTTTTGGTGGGGGGGTTAAAACAGTACAAACAAAAACCGCAACAAAAATAGAAGAAGGTGAATTTGAAATTATTAATGGTAAAAGAACTGGGAATTGGATTCCAAAAAAAGGAACCAATACTTATTGGTGTGAAATATTAATGTCACAAAAAGTTGGAAAACCAAGTCAAATAGATTTAGCGGGATTTTATGATCCAAATAATGGTATAACAATTATAACGGGAAAACAAAAAGGATTGGAAAGAACTGTTCGTGAAGATGGTAAAAGGGGGAAAATAAAATATAACCCATTGGATGGTACTCCATTTCGTTCTAATACTATGGAATTACCTGGATCTGTAATAGAACGAAAATGGGATGGCTCACCTATGGGTACTTTTATTATAGATGCCGAAACTCCTAAGATTGTTGGTTAGTAGTTAGTTTTTTATAATTAACATAATATAATATATTACCACACAATACAAAACATATACATTAACTCTATACAATACTTTTTCTAAATTTTTCATAATTATATTTTATACAAAAAAAAGTATTTAAAGAGATTAACCAAATATTTATTAAATAAAAAAATGAAAATAAAAATAACAGAAGAACAATTTAAAAAACTTGTTAATAACAAGCTAAAAAATCAACCAATTAATGAAGGTTTATTTAGTATTTTAGGTACAATAGGTAAATATGTTTTGGGAGGTGCCGCGGTGGGGTATATTCTTAAAAAAATAATGAGTAAGTTTAAAGGAAAAGAACCTACCAAAGATGAGGTTGAAAAAGAAATAAAAAAAGAAGTAGAAAAGAAATCATTTTCGTCTGAAAACTCTAAAATAGAAAATAAAAACATTATAATTGGTGACTCACAGGTTCCATACATTGATAATAAGACCGATAAGGCAAGTAGAATATCAACTAAAGGTAGCGAAGAGTCTTTATGGTTAGGTGGAATAGGTGTAAGTTGGTTAAAAAATGCGGTTAAAAAATATGAGACGGATAACACCGTTAAAAATGTGATCATAAGTATTGGTACCAATGGAGGATTCAACACAAATGATGACATCAGTGGGTTGTTTGACAACTTAGAAAAAACTTTCCCTAAGGCCAATTTTTACGTTGTTCAGGGATCTTGGGGATGGGGAGGAAACAAAGATACTAAAGAATCAAATGTTGAGAGGTATTATAACGTATTCAAAAACCAAGGAGCAAAAATTATAAATACGCCAATTGGTAAAGTTTCAGATCCACACGGTAATTTAAAAATATACGAAACAATAGGGAGAGAAATAGATTCCAAGTTATGAAAAACTTAATTGTAAAAATTTTAAGAGAAAATCGGAATTTTTACGATTATCAGTTTGGTTTTTGTCATTATTTTGCAATGAATGTTAAAGAAAAATTGCAAAAACTATTACCCAATAAAGATATAACTTATTATTTGGTTATTGCCGAAGAATTAGTCTTGGACACAAATGAAGTTATTGAATATCATTTAATACACGTTTACATAAAAATAGGTGATCATTATATCGACTCAAAAGGAGTACATGATTATAATGACGTAATCAATAAAATAGAAAAATATGAATCAGAAGCAGTAAAATATCTTCCTGATTTTATAGAACTAACAATTAAAGAAGGTGAAAGTAATGGGATACCTAACTTGTTCTTTGATAATAACGAATGTGATCAAGAACAAGTAAAAAAAGACACTGAGGAATTTATATCAAATCCTGAAATAAAAAGATTTGTTAATAACTTGAAATCATATTAGCAGATTCAATAACAACCTGGCAATAATCAAAGTCTATACTTTTAAATTGTCTTTTAAACATCGAAACAAATTGTTTTTCTAATAAACTTTTATTATAAGACCAACCGTAATTACATGTATTAACACCAATAACCATTTTACAATTAATACGTCTTTGGTTAACCACAAACTCTTCACCAAACTTTGTTTCGGCAATAAAAACAGTGCGGTCAAAGAACTTTTCTACATTAATAAACTCAACATTGGATATAGATTCATACGACATTTCATTTAAAAATTTATCAAATATCGGGAAATATTTTGTAACGTCATCCATAAATTAAAATTAGATATTTTATAAATTAAATTCAATAGGATAATCACAATAAAAAAATCCACTTTAAGATGGGTTTCTACTTTTTTTACCTTCTTTTTTATCTTTTACCATGTTAGTTGATTAAAAAGATTTATGAGTAAAACACGGTGACAAATATATTCATTAAGGTATTTATATACTATATGGATAACAATCATAATATTTCGCCTTTTTTTGTAAGAAGAATTGATCATCATAAATTTGAAAAAATGATGAGGACAGGTATATCATATGTTTATTATGACTCAAATGGGGTTGATAATTTTAAATGGAGATTGGTTAAAGAAACATTAGAAAATTATATATATTACAAATACAATATCAATATAGATGAGTTACCACCCAAGGAAGTTGATGGATACATAGAATATATGATTGAGATTTATAATCCTGTATTAAAGGCGTATTATTATAATTTTAGAAAAACAGGAAAAAATCAATTACAAGAGTCTAATAATATAAACCAACTTAAAAAATTCTTCTTCAATAAATGGGATCAAGAAAAAAAACAAGGTAAAATACCAAACATATATGATATAAGTAAACTTGGATTGGGTTCAAAAAAAAATGAGATAATTCTATTTTTTATGGAATATATGGGTTATGATGGTAATAGTAGAACTGAAATAATAACTAAATACCTAATGGATAATACATTTACTGAAAGAGAAATGATACAAGTCATGGGTGATTTTTTTGATGGTAAACTAACTATTAAATTTGATAAAGTTGAATTTAGTGAAGAGGACGAAAAACACCTATTAAACCCAACTAAAAATTATATAGATTTAGATGTCAATTTTATTGTATTAGAAGGTACCTTTTATGATTCAGAATCAGGGCAGGACATAAACTTCTCAACAGGTAATAACCCATTTGATGATTTTTATTCTTATCATGAATTTAAAGAAGGTATTGTAGGATTGGTTGAACAGTTTGTTCATAATGTTATTGAATCCTTTGGTTTTAATATAGATAAACATTTCAATTATATAGAGATTACAGAGGGATGAAAAATCTAATAAGAAATATTTTAAAAGAAGAATATAACCCAAAAAAAATGTTCCATAACATGATAGAAAATGAAGGTCTTCTTATGGTATGTAGAAAAGTTGGTGGAATATATAATTTGGCAAAAATACTTGACACTACTCCTGTTGCCTTAATTAGAGAAAAATTTGTGGGAAAAAGTATATCAACACGTAATTTAGAATTACCATTACAAGTAGGTGGTTATGATTTTGTTTTTGAAATACACAAAATTGTTCATGATATGAGAGATGATTATTTAGATATAATGTTTGAAATAATTGAAGGTGAGGTAGAATTAATAATGACTACAAATGAAACTTATAATCTTTTAGGTGAGGAATTGTTTGAAAATGAACCACTATATTATGAAATAAAACACGAAGTACAGGACGTTGTTAATGAGTATCTAAGATTATATTTAAAAGAGATAAAGTATCACCTTTTTAATGGTTTAACGGCCGATGTAACAAACATGTAAAAATGAAAGATATTATAAGACATATATTAAAAGAAACTATAGATAAACAAGAGATCGCAAAACTATTCCTCTCAAGGTTGGATTTAAGACCTTGGGAAAACAAACGTTATGGAATGGAATATCTTGCAACCCCGGGAAACACTGTTATATTTTTAATAGTTAAACCAGATAAATCATTATCGGTACAAAAAGAAATCTATGACCAAATATCTAGAATTTTTAAAGATGATTCATATTTGGAAGAATTTTTTATTCAGTATGTTGAAAATTGCGGACTATCAACACCTTTTGAAGTTTGGGTTGAATCAGATAGTAATTTAGGGACTATTGAAGACGATGATGAGCCTATCACTTGGGACGAAGAAGAAGATGATTATTAAGATAATTTATAATATAAAAGATATTTATTAATATGAATTTAAGAGAAGAAATAAAAAGAATTAATGGTTTATCAAATTTCTTGTCAAATAAGACCATTTTATCTGAAAGTAAACTTGACGATTTACTTAAATATTATGAAAATAAATTTAATGACGAATACAATGGGGTTATAGAAGACTTTTATGATGGAGACCCATCCGCAACCAAAAAATATTTTAATTGGATGTCAAAAGTATTCATTGAAAGAGATCAAAAAAATTTAGGTATAGAAATTAATGATTTATTGTTAATGGTTAATTATTTTGATAAAAATCAACATAAATTTGAAAAAAAAGACATTTACCAATATAGTTATGAGGAATTTGTACAAAAATATGAAGAGGCAATAACAAAAATCACAAAAAAAGAACTTGAATTATCCGGTGTTGAAAAATTATATGAGGACGATAAGTATGTTTTGGTAAGACCAAAAAATAAAGAAGCTTCCTGTAAATATGGATCAAATACTAAATGGTGTATTGCATCAAACACAAACAATTATTTTGATAACTATAGTGACTCAAATTTATTTTTCTTTGTTATAGATAAATTAAGAGAACCAATACCAGAAAAGAAAAAATCTAAAAACTACTTTAAAATTGCAATTCAGTACGACCCCCCAACAAGTACTGATTGGAGGTACAAAGAGAATTTTTTGGCAAATAGTAAAAAAGGTGATTTTGCTTTTTGGAATGCAATTGATGATGAAGTAAAACCTGAAACTATTAGAAAATATATTGGTAGAGATCTTTTAGGAGTATTCATTAACCTTATTAGAGATTATACATATAATCTTTATTTAAAATATTATGATCAACAGTATAAAAAGGAACAAGAATTTAATAAGTCTAGGTATGAAGAGTTAGATAATTTACTTAAAGAAAAATACAAAGTGTTGAACACCGCAAAAAGAAGTTATAATGCAACAAAATCTGTAAGATTTGTAAAAGAAACTTTAGAATTGTATGATATTGTTATGAATTATTATAGAGTAATGAAAATAGAACCAAAAAGTTTTGATCAATTTTTAGAATTTAACGGGATAAAAGATAAGTACTATAATTTATTAAAAATAAAAGAAAATTTAGATAAAAAATTAAAAAACATAACTTACGAGGTTAACGAACTACAATATGAATTTAACAAAATAAGAGACCAAGCAGATGATATCTCAAGTTACATTAATTTTGGAAAAATATAATACAATAAGATTAACACAACACCAAACAATAAAAATCCCACACTTTAACAGGTTGTGGGATTTTGTTTTTTAAAAAAAGTTTTGTATTTTTGACCTATGAAAGTAAAGTTAATTAAATAAAATGGAAAAAGTAAAATATCCAATAGGTGGATTTGCACCTGGATTTTATCACTGTAATTGTATTACATGTAAGAATACTTTTTCAGGAGATAAAAAGGCAGTCCAATGTGAAAAATGTGCCATTGAAATGGTTAAGATTAAAATAAATGAAAGTGAAAATAGAGGATTTGAAATAGAAAAAGATATCCTCCAAGGATTCATTGATCAGTTTGGTGACGGACCTTTAGGTGAATTAGATCCAAACAAATGGACCGCACTTGATTTTTTGGGGTGGATGAAATTGAATGGATATAAAATTATAAAAAATGATAAACAATTTAGAAATTATTAAACCTTTATTGAATTTTTCTGAACAGGGGGATTTCTATATGTTATATGTTTTTAAACGTAAGAAAGATCAACCTGAAGGAGAAAGAGATAACCATCAGTCAGTTCGTACAATTAAAACATATTGTATTGAATCTATTGAACACTTGGAACGTAGGTATGATGAGATTAAAGAACTATGTGAGATCTTTAAAGCGCGAGCATACATTCACGTACAAAAACAAAATCATAAAGATGTATCGTTAAATATGTTGGCATCACTTGCTGAACGTATTAGAGATGGTGTATCAAATCAAAAGGGTCTATTTGATTCAGTTGTTGGACAAATTAAAACTCAAGAGAAAAGATGGATTGTTGATATTGACGTAACTGATTTTCATGCGGTCACTGAACTATCGCAATTTATTAATTATCTTAGACCCGAAGGTAAAAAAATTGAAGCGGTTATACCAACAAAAAACGGGTGGCATTTGATTACAGGTAGATTTGATGTTAAGACTTTTAGTGAGAAGTTTCCTGACGTAGATATTCAAAAAAAGAACCCAACATTGTTGTATCTACCAAAATCATTGGATTAATAAACCTAACCAAAAAGTTGGGTTTATTTTTATTATTACGATGTATTTATTTAATATGTTTGACAATCAAAAAATATTAAAAATATTAAGGGAAGAAGATACCGACATTCAAAAAAGTGTTAGGGATTTACTTAAAACCAAAGGTATTCATTTTGCATCTAGTGTTGTTGGAGGATTTAAAAATGTTGTAAAAATATTAAATTTGGATGTTACCGACATTGAAACCCAAGAAATGTTAGTTAAAAACTTTATTAATTTTGTGGAATTTGATAATGTTGAAATATCTTTTCTTGAGGTTAATAGAAATAGACCAGATAAAGTACGTATTAAAATATATTTTAAAACAAATCTTTTTGCAAGTAATTTAGAATCTTGGATTATAAGTACTTTACGTGATGAAATGAACAAATTTTTTCCATTTAAATCAGTTGCGGTTTACGAACCAGCATTCGCCGGTAGAAATACAACGGTAGTGTTAGATTCAGAACAGATAGAAGAGTCAGATGAATCATATTCATTTGGTTTAATAGATAACTAAATTTATTTGTGGGATTAATAAATTTCACATATCTTTGTGGTATGGAAAATAAAATCACACTCGGACAACTATTAATGGCCAAATCTTTTGGTAATTTTGTTAATGACAAAGGAGAATACTGTCATGTATCAAGGTTTTACATTAAAAACACAGAGAAGTTTCAAGTAGTATTTTCCAAGGGGATAACTGAAGTTGCAACAAGACCAGCAATTAACTCAGTATCTGAGAAACGAATAGTTAAATTGTTAACTACAGAAAATTTTAAATTAATTTAATATGTATATAAAAACCGAGGACGATCTAAAGATGAGGTTGTTAGAAAAAGAAAAGAACATCAGTAAAGTTGTTGATAGGTATTTGAGAATGAAATTAAAACGAAGATTCAAAAAAATTACAGGTATCAAAATAAAATAAACCTCATCACATGGATGGGGTTTTTTATTTATATTATTATTAAATTAAAAAATATTTTGTATATTTGTTGTATGGACAAATCCAAACTAATAAAACAATTACTTAATACGCATGTTTACCAAGAAATGGAAGATGTGCAAATAAATGTTTCAAAAGAACCTAAAGATTTTGGGGATGATCAATACGTCATAAAATTAGTCATAACTTTAGGTCCTGTAGATGGTATTTTCGGTAGAATATCTAAAACACCAAACATATTCAAGATTAAAAGTTTTCTATCCTCAACACTTAACATTAATATAAAAAAAATAAAAATTACATCAGAGTTTGTAGAGTACTATAAAACAAATTATGATTTTTATTAATACAACAACTATGTTAATTATAAAATAGTCAGTTTTATCTTATGGTCGTATTTATTAATATGAGCATAAACGATAAAACATTAAATCTAATTTTACGTAGAGTAAGTCCTGAGTATTTAGAAATGGAATTTACCGAGTGTTTAGATACGATTTCAAATAAGTGTTCAATAAATCTTAAAGAAAGTGGTAGTATTGTACCATTGGCTACATTTAGAAATACCATATTATCAATGACCATAGACGGAATACACAATATATTGGTATATACCCTCCCAAATGAGTTACAATGGTATGATGATGTTTTTTATGTTCTTAGAAAATTTTATGATGAAAGAATAGAAAAAAGATACGACCTAATAAAAACAAAATATGGTATAAATGAATCAGTAATAAAAATACTGAGGGAAGAAACAATACAAGATAATTTGTTCCAAATGATTCGTAGTATAGGAATTAAAAAAACGGCAAAGGCGGTTGGTAGTGTAGAAAGATTAATAAAGATATTAGATTTTGATGGAGAAGATCTTAATGAATTTATATATCAATATTTAAAAGAAGAATATCATCCTGATTATAATTGGGGTCCAGAATTACATGATTTTTATAGGAATGATGTAAATGAACATGGGAGTTATGACTTTGAGATAAACGATCTCTTTGCTTATGCTTATCTTGGTGAGTGGGATGGGTATGATTATTTATATGCTTTAGTGATTACAAAATGGGTAAACAATGGGTTAACATTATTATTTGGAAATAAATGGATTCCTGTCTTTAAAAGATGGTTCGAGGATAACTCAGGTCTTGAAGTTAGAGACATTGACATAGAAGGTAAATACTTTCATTTAAATGAACAAACATTAAGATCACAATTAACTGTGGGAACTATCAATGAATCGGCATTTTTCCAAAGGAGGATAGATTTGGATAAAGTTCAAGAACTAATTAAAAGATATGCACAAGAAGTATTTTATGAGGCGGAAAGTTTTGAACAGTTTAAATATGAAGTTGTTTTAAAGGCGGTGGAATGGATTATGTGGATAGAATATAGAATTGGTTGGGATGAATTACCAGAACAAGAAGAAATTGATTTTGTAAACTACGTTTCCGATATGTATGAAAAAATGATAAAAGATTTATGGAGAATACAAAGATAATGAAAATAAAATCAATCAATATTATCGATGGAAAAAACAAATGGAGCGAGTCCAAAGATAAACTTATACATATGGTTTTAGATTTGGGTGTTTATGAAAACAAACCATCAAATAAAATAGAAGGATTTTACGAAAGAATAAAAGAACATTTACCGTCATTACAAAGTCATAGATGTTCAGAAGGAAAACCAGGAGGATTTTTTAAAAGAATTAAAGAAGGAACTTGGATGGGACACATTATAGAACACGTAGCATTAGAATTACAAACACTTGCTGGAATGGATACAGGATGGGGAAGAACAAGAGGAGTTAAAGGACAAAAAGGTGTGTATAATGTTGTGTTTAATTATGAAGACAAAGAAAAAGGAAAACTTGCAGCAAGAGAAGCATTTAATGTTGTTAATGATATTATAGATAATAAAAATCCACAGATAGATAATATAGTTAAAAAACTAAAAACAAAAACAAAACTACAGGAATCCATAAGAAGAATATTAAGGGAAGATGAATATAGCCCTGCGGGTAAAGAAATAATACCAAACAAAATTGTTATACATAAATCTAATCCAAAGGTTAGAGATAAAATAACAAATGAAGGTTTAAAAGTAAGAGCCGGAGAATGTTATAAAATATATGCAGGTTACGGTGAAAAATGTGTACCAGCAATCTTTGCAACCAACTCAACAAATAAAAGAGCGTCTTTTGATTCCACATACGATGACGATGTATGGGAAATTGATACTGAAATAATACCTGATGTTAAGTGGTACAAAGATAAACACTATGAATCAAGATCAAAACATATAGTGACATTTGAAAACATACCTGTAAATGCAATAACATTAAAACATGAAGGAACAGGAAAAGATTTGATGAGAGAATCAAATGATAATAAGTTAAATAAAAAAACAATGATTGGGACATTCCAAAACATCGTTGATCAAACACTTGATGAAATTAAAAATATTTGTGAAGTGCCTGATGCGGATACTTTCCCTGGTTGGTTGTCGTTTGATGGTTGTGATGTTGTTGATACTATAGATAAAATAACTATTGTAAATATAGAAAGAAAAAAAGGTATAAGTAGAATTCCTATGTTTGAAGTTGATGTAAATCTGACGCTTAATGGTATTTGGGGAGGGATTGATTATGATGATTTTATGTATAGTATTGCAGATAGAATAATTGGTAAATGGAAGATACGTTTTATTTTTAATATTAAAGAACAGGAGAATATTAATAAACGAGAAATGTGGGAATCCAATGAATATAAAAATAACATAATAAAAGTATTGAGGGAAGAAGACAAAAGACAAAAATACCTTAAATCTACAGATAGTCTTAGAAAAGTTATCACATTATTTCTTGATGATTATATTGAGGGTGGTAATAGAGAAATAGGTAAAAAATCTCGTAACTATGGTAATCTTCGTGAGGATTGGTGTGTTAACGGTAAAGAAGTTATTACCGCAATATACTATTACGAAGACGGTAAATTTTATAGTGGTTCATTACTGATAACAAAAACATTAGTAGAAAAGATAATGAGAATTTTTAACGCAAGAAAAAACTTTGTGACGAGCATAATAGAGGAATGGTATGAAGATACCATGATCCCAAAGTTTGAACAAATAGTTGGTGAAACAGGTTTTTATTTTGATGATGTTGATTTATTTGATAGAGAGCATAATTGTATTCCTGAACCAGTTAAACCTGAAGATATTACTGATGAAGAAATGCTTGAGTTTATTGTAGATAATACCGCTTATCGTAGAGATGAGGTTATTAATAAAATTGAATCAGGTGAAAGAGACCT